ATGACATTACTGTATAAGGAAATGAGGCTTGTAGCCCATCCAACCTCAATTGTTTTTGCCTTTTTAGGCTGTCTTGTTCTGGTGCCATCCTATCCTTACAGTGTAATTTTTATGTTTGGCTGTTTAGCACCTTACATCACTTTTTTGAATGCGCGAGAAACAAATGATGTCTGGTACACAGCCGTTTTACCAGTAACAAAACGGGAAAGTGTTCTGGGGAAATGCCTGCTTGTCGTTTTCTTTCAGCTATTTCAACTGCTTTTCTCTATCCCGTTTGCACTTTTGCGAAATACCATGAATATAGCAAATAACCCCGTAGGTTTAGACGCAACCGTTGCATGGTATGGTTTTGGATTTATCTTATATGCGGTGTTCGACTTGGTATTTCTCACGGCATTTTATAAAAGCGGCTACAAAGTCGGAAAATCATTTATCCTTGCAGCAATTCCTATGGTTTTTCTCATGGTAGCGATAGAAGCCACTTCCTACATCCCCGCGCTTGTTTGGATGGATAGCTACCAGCCAGAGCATTTGCTGATACAGTTGCCGATTTTAATAGTCGGGATTGTCTGCTATGGCGTATTTGTTCCATTAGCGTATCGAATTTCCGCAAAACGTTTTGAAAAAGTTGATTTGTAAAATCGAAATATTAGCAAAGCCAGCCGAGCCAGTCAACGGTCAAGATGAACGGCGCATATGCACCCGCCGTTGACAGCCCCGCCCGCCTTTGATGGCAGGCGATCAAAGGACGACAGCAATGAGTGCTGCTACAACATATAAAATTTATGAAAAGTGCAATAAGATTCTGCAAAATCAAAATATGCAATTTAAATCGTTAAGCGGCGGCTTTGCAGAACACCTCAAAGTCGCCGCTTCTATATATCATATTCTTTTATACCTGTATCTCCGTTCCATCCTTGAATGTCACTCGGATATCCTTCTCACTGTAAACCGTCACGAAATCCACCAGGCTTGACCACAGCCGCTCATCAAACTGTGTAACCGGCTCCTGTGTCTCCACCGTGTGCAGAAACTGCTCCAGCAGCTTCTTTCGGTCGGCTTTGTCGGCAATCGCCTGAGTCACTTCATCGAACCGCGTCTTGACCGTTTCATAACGGCTGACCAGCCCATTGTATCGCTCGGTATATTCATCCTGGTCGAGAGCCGTCCGGGCGTTCTCTGCCACGCACCGTTCCACCAGCCCCACCACAACCTCCAGTTCTTCCTTCAGTTCTGCCTGACGCTTTTCCAGTTCTGTGCTGTCGCACAGCATGACAATGACCATCCGCGTATTGGCGGTCAGCTCATCTCTCTCTGACAGCAGGATATTGGTCGCCCGGACAAAAGCACCCTTGACCTGTTTCTCTGTGACGTGGGGCGTGCCGCAGGTCTTGCCGCCCTTATACTTATGGTTGCACTGATAGATAACTCGGCGGTATTTATCTGTGGAGTGCCATACCTTCGAGCCGTACCAACATCCGCATTCGCCGCATTTGATCTTGGAGGAAAACATACTCACGCCGCTGTAGCGGTGCTTATCCTTCATCCGCCGCGCCATCTCCGCCTGGACATAGTCGAAGGTGGCAGGATCGATGATGGCTTCGTGGTTGCCCTCCACATAGTACTGCGGGACCTCGCCCTCGTTCTTTTTTGTTTTCTTCTGGAGGAAGTCCACCGTGAACTCCTTCTGCAGGAGCGCATCGCCTTTGTACTTTTCATTAGTAAGGATGCTGCGGACGGTGCTTTGGCTCCAGACTGCCTTGCCGCCCGGAGTCGGCAGTTTCCGCTCCGTCAGCTCCTTTGCGATGGCGTGGCAGGTCAGGCCATCCAGAAATAACTTGTAAATCAGCTTGACGGTCTTTGCCTGTTCCTGATTGACCACAAAGCCGCCGTTGGGACCCCGGTCGTACCCCAGGAACCGCTTGTAAGCCACGCTTGCCTTGCCATCGGCGAACCGCTTCCGCTGACCCCAGGTGGTGTTCTCCGAAATGCTCCGGCTCTCCTCCTGGGCAAGGCTGGACATGATTGTGATGAGCAGTTCTCCCTTGGCATCCAGCGTCCAGATGTTTTCCTTCTCAAAGTAGATTTCCACACCCTTTTCCTTCAGCGTCCGCACGGTGGTCAGGCTGTCCACTGTATTTCTGGCAAATCGGCTGACACTTTTTGTTACTATGAGGTCGATCTTCCCGGCAAGGGCATCCGCCACCATCGCCTTGAAGCCCTCGCGCCGCTTGGTATTGGTCGCAGAAATCCCTTCGTCCGTGTAGATAGCAACAAACTCCCAATCGTCCCGCCCCTTGATGTAATTCGTGTAATAGTCCACCTGCGCTTCGTAGCTGGTGACCTGGTCTTCGTGGTCGGTGGAGACGCGGGCATAACCGGCGACACGGCGTTTCCGCTTGCTGCCAATAGGAACGGCAGTATATTTGGTGATGGTCGCCGGAATCGCCGTTACTTTTCTCTGCGCCATTTGTCTCCACGCTCCTTCCGTAATTGCTTCATGTGTTCGCTCATCTGCCGGCGCCGCTCTGGCGTATAGGCGCCCTTAATGGATTCCTTAAATTTTGCCCTCTGCTCCTCAGTCCAAGGCCGCCCCACGCGTTCCGGCGGCTGCCAGTTGCGGCTTACGGTTCTGCCATCCTTAAAACAGAAGCGGAGTTCTGAAGAGGAAAGCACCTCAACTCGGTCGATCTTCTCACGAAAAGCGGCGGCGTCAAACGCATCCAGCCCAAGTACCTCTGCGGCCATCTGTTCCAGCAAATCCTCCCGCAGGCTGGGGGAATCGCAACCGTTATGCTCTGCGCACCGCCAGTGGCTGACCTTGCTGCCATCTTTGCAGTTCCGTGTTGCCTTGCGGAAATTACAGCCGCAGGATACGCACTTTATCTTCCCCGTGAAGCAGGATGCACCGATGGGATTCGTGCCGTTCTTGCGCCGTTTCATGGACACTTCAGCACGCCGCTCCGGTGTCCAGCAGTCCCGATGCCCCGTGTTCAGGCAGTCCTTTGTTACCACATTGCCGTCCGCCATGTGAAACTCCAGCGTATAGCGTTCTGGCACATCGATATGGTCCACCTTTTCCAAAAAGATAGCTTCATCAAATTCATCAAGCCCCAGAACTTCCGTACAGACTTTAACCATGTTTTTGTGGTTGATGGTGCCGCCCACAGGACAGCCGGTTCCTTTCTTCTTTTTCTTCTTGCTGCCACAGTTCCAGAACTCCATATCGCCACGGTCTGTCCGCTTGTTGTGCATATAGCTCTGACCGCAGTATGGGCATTTGATTTTTCCTGTAAAGCAGGATGTGTTCAGACTCTTATTTGCCAGTGCGCCAAGTTCCCTGCGCCTTGCCATCTCCTCCTGCACAAAGTCAAAAGTGGCCTTGTCGATTATGGCAGGATGGGTGTCCTCCACATAGTACTGCGGAAGTTCCCCTCGGTTCTTTTTCCGCTGCTTGGAGATTGGGTCGGAGATAAACTCCTTTTGCAGGAGCAGGTTCCCCGTGTAGGTCACATTGGTCAGTACCACCTTGATGTTGGAATCTACCCAACGGCAGCCGTCCCTGGTTGTGATGCCCTCGGCAGCAAGCTCCCGCTCGGTTTCCAGCCTGGATTTCCCGTCCAGGAAGTTCCGGAAGATTCTCTTTACAACCTCCGCTTCCTCTGGCACGATGACCAGTTCATCGCCCTCCCATCGATAACCGTAGATGCGGAAGTGGCCGTTTGGGATGCCGTTTTGCATCCTTTTTCGGATGCCCCATTTCACATTGTCGGAAATGCTGCGGCTCTCCTCCTGGGCAAAGGACGCCAGGATGGTCAGCATCAGTTCGCCGTCCCCATCCATCGAGCGTATGCGTTCTTTCTCGAACTGCACCTCAACGCCTAAATCCTTCAAATGCCGCACCGTTTCCAGAAGATCCACCGTATTCCTGGCAAACCGTGAAATGCTCTTTGTCAGGATGATGTCTATCTTGCCTGCCTCGCAGTCGGCAAGCATCCGTTTGAACTCATCGCGCTTTACCGTGTTGGTACCGGAAATAAAATCATCTGCATAGACCCCGGCATACTCCCAGTCTGGGTTCTTCTGGATCAGCCCGCTGTAGTAGCTCACCTGTGCGGAAAGGGAGTGGAGCATCCGTTCCGACTGCATGGACACTCTGGCGTAAGCGGCTACCTTCTTCTTTTCCCGGATGGCGGGTACAGCCGCTTCGATTTTTCTTAAATTCGGCATGAAATCACGCTCCTTTCCGCTACTATACATCACTCTAAAAGGCTGTAAAGTCAACAGATTTCAGAGAATAATGTGCCGAAAAGAGGGCGGTATTTTGCCAGGAACATTGTATCAATCTGACGGTACTCTTCCTCGGTGATAAGCCCCTCCGCAAGCATCTTTCTGACCATGCTCATGGTCGCCTGGTAGAGCTTTTCCTGTCTCATCTGCTCCTTACTCATCCGCGCCACCTCCGAACCGGTGCCGGATGTAGCACGCATGGCTGCAGTACTTCCTCGCCGCCTGTCCATAGACAGAAAAAGTCTTACCGCAGCCGGCACAGGTGACCTCCCGAATCACCCTGCGGTCAACCTTATCCAGATGGGCGTTCCACCATTTGTTCCTGCACTTGTCAGAGCAGAACTTCTTTTCCTTCCGGCCGGCGTTCTGCGCCACAGGCGTTCCGCAGCAAAGGCACTGATGCTCGTCCGCTCCAGTGACCGGCTTATCCTCTTTCTGTGCGTTCCTGCGGCAGAAGGATTTTACTGTATTTTCTGAGATCCCGACTTTCCGGGCGATTGCGCCGTAGCCCATGCCCTGCGCCCGGAGAGCGGATACGATCATTCTCTGTTCATTCGTCACCGCTGTCCCTCCAATCTGTAACTTTCTACCTCTGAAAGGACAGAATCCGGGGATTTCAGCGGATAAAAAAAGACCCGTGCGCAGCCGACCATAGAGAGCCGATGCACACGGGTTTTCTTGTTTCCTTATTCGGTTTTTACTGCATAGTCCAGAGAAATCCAGCCAGCGCCGGATTTCAGCCGGCCCCAGCCAGCCGTGGAACCCTGCCCGGACTGGACCTCCATGATGGTGAATACGCCTTTCCCGGTAAAAGTTCCGGTCTTGGCGTAGTCCGTCCCCGGCCCTTTGCGGATGTTCAGGTCTGAGATGCTGACCTTGACGGTAAACGGCACTTCTTCCGCCGCCGCAGAGCCGCCCGGCGTATAGATGTTCACGCCGTTATTGTCAAACACACTGTAGCCGGGATTGGCATCAGCGCACTTCTTGGCGTTGGAAAGGATCTTGTACGCGCCTTTCTGACTTTTAGCGTCCGCCCAGGTTCTGCGGACACGGTAATAGCCCTCCGTCAGCTTTTCGGGATGCCCGGCATCCGCATTCCCGGACGCGCTGCCGCCAAGCTGCGCCGTGACCTTCTCCGCAAGGTCGCCCATCCGGGCGTACAGCCAGTCGCCGGGGCAGGATTTGTTAGCAAACCACCTGTGCACCGTCAGCACCATTTCATCGGCCTTCGGCGAATAGTTCAGCGTTTTCGTCTTATCTCCAAGCCACAGCAGTTTTTTCTTGCCGTTTCTTTTGCAGATATCAACACACAGCTTGATGAGCGTCTGATAGACCGCATCTTTAAACGCATACGGCGATTTGGTGTCAGATGCACATTCAATTGTGACTGCTCTCTGGTCGTTGGCGTTTGATGAAGAACACCAGGAACGGTTTTTCTCCTCCACATACATTCCGACACGGCCGTCCACGCCGATGCCGTAATTGGAGCTTGCCTGCCTGGAAGCCGGCAGAAAGATGTTTCCCAGCGTCTCCACCGAGCATTGCCCCACCACGCAGTGGGGCGTGATGCGGTCGATGCTGTGCGTTCTCTGCCCGGAGTGGTTCGGACTGAGTTTTGTGTAAGATACCATTGAACTGTTTGTATATCCCATAGTTATTTTTCCTCCTTTTCATTGCGGTTGTGAAGCTGTTCCAGAACGGATTTCAGCTTTTGTGGAATAGGCAGACCCAGATGTGCGGAGTTTTCCAAAAGGGATACGCCCTCGTTGGAAAGATAGAAGAAGATCACTGCAGTGCGCAGGACTCCCGCTTCACCAAGCACATACACGTCCACCAGGTTGCCGATGCCTACAAGCACAAAGATGAGCACCTTGCGGCAGATTCCTTTGAAGCCCACTTCGCTTGAGAGCCTTTTGTCGGAAATGGCGCACATCACGCCGGTGATGTAGTCGATCACCGCAAAGGCGATCAGAGCATACAGAAAGCCGTCAAATCCGCCCAAAAGCCAGCCGATAAATCCGCCAATGGCAGAAAAGGCAATCTGAATGCCGGTCCAGATAGATCTCATAGTTTTGTCCTCCTTCATAAATGATTTTGTGTATGAAAAAAGGCGCTCACAACGAGCACCTTGATTCCGAAGCGTTAAGATTTTTTCACCCAGGCCTGCCAGTTTGCGTTTACCTTTGAGCGAATATATGTCGTGTATGGATTATCACGGTGGGTGTAACGCTGTATGACCAGGTTTGAAGAGCATGAAAACACCTCGAGCATTCCCCAAGAGGTGCTTGGATAGTGCAGTGATGTATCCGCCACATTTCGCCTGAAATAAATTCCCGGTGTGGTAATCGTGTTTAAATCAGTATCATCAGGAATGGACGCCTGCACCAGCCCCATGATATTGTAGCCGCTCATCAGGATCAGCCCGTCTGCGGAAATGTTTCCTCCCACATCCAGCGTTTGGCTTGGCGTTGGTTTGTTAATGCCCACCTTCTTCTTTCGCAGGGCTACAAGCGGCGTCCCCTGCGGTATGACGAAATACAGATCCAAAGAACTCTGCGAGTACAGCCTGTCCTGTATCTGCAGATGAAAATCGTAGGAATATCCTGCATCCAGGCTGCACAGTTCCAGATTGGAGAAACTGAAGGAAGTGCCGCTCCTGGTCGTTGACGACAGGATGCTGGTATAGCTGCCGTATGACGCAGCACTGGTTTTCTTATACCGATACCGGACATACTGCACACTGTTTTTCTGTGTTCCGTCAACGGTAACAGCTGAGATGGAGCCGTTGAACTTAAGCTGCATTTCCGCTTCAATCTCGTTCGTGCGCCGCAAAGTAACCGATGAGATTTTAGGCTTTGCATATGCTATCACCGTGACATTCTTTGTAACGCTTGAAGTGTACCCGCGGGAATCTGTAACAGTAAGCGTAACAGACACGCTGCCGGACTTTTCAATCTTACCGACCGTGATTGCCGCACCGGAACTGCTGGACGCTGACAATCCATTGCAGGATGCAGTATAGTTAGAGATGGAAGCTCCGTTTTTTGCCGTCGCCGTTCCTGGCGTTACCTTTAAAGTCGAATAGCCCTGAATAAAGAGCTGGTTGTTGCCTGTAATATTTGCAGTGGTGCTGTAGCTGTCCTCGAAGGTAAATCCGGAAAGAGTCGGCGCAGAATTTGCAGATGTTGTCTGTATCACTGCCGTTTTGCTCGATGTACTGCCGATCTGCGTTGAACCGCTGTAAGTTGTGACGGCAAAAGTTCCCGTAAAGGATTTGATGGATGCCATCGCATTCAAAAGCGTTGTGCGCTGTGCCGCCGTAAGCGTAACCGTGCGGGTGGCGGTTCCTTTTGTCCAGGAAAGTCCTGAAATGGTCAGATAGGTTGAACTGCCGTTTTTAATTGCAAGCGTGTACGAGTAGGAAGCCTCATACACCGTAGCATTGATAGAAACCGTCACTGTCGCATTATCTGCTGTTACGGTGCTTACGCTGTTTACTACGGCTCCGCCAAGGGTTTTAACCGTCGCGCTGCCGGATGTGCCGTAAACCTGGTTTGATTTTTTTCTCGCTCGAACCTTAACGGTGTAGCTTGTGTTCGGAGAAAGCGAAGATACTGTGACGCTGGCGCTGGTAGAGGCCGTATTGGAAAAGGTTGTCCAGGAGGAGCCACCGTTTAGGCTGTACTGCCATATATCCGCAGTGCTCGATGAAGTGGCTGAAATCTTAAATCCGCTTGCTGTGACGCCGCTTGTGCTGAAGGCAACCGTCGGGGCGCTTCGGTCGATTTTATCAAGATTAACCGTAGTGGAAGCTGTAATCGTTCCGACGGATACGCCTGAATACGTGCCGGAAAATCTCCATGATGCTGACAGCGCAACGCCCGTTTTGGTACCGTCTGAATTGTGGCTGACACGGACGGTCTTTGTTTTTAACAGCACTTTGTGCCAGCTTGTAGAACTCATGTCATTGATTGCCGGTGTGGTATAGGTCTCGCTCGTCCCGTTGATGGAAACCTTACAGTCGCTTCTTGAACCCACCGACAGTGTGTAAAACTGTAAATAGACCTTCAGCGTAACATCGGTATAATTGCCTGTTATGCTCTGGCTTCCGCTCCACTCACAGTAAAGCCCGAATTTGCTGACCGGATACTTGCTGAATGAGCCGCTTAACGCCATAAAACCGCCTCCTTAATCCAGAATTACGATGTTTAATCCCTCTGACGCAGTGGCCAAAGGGACGAACTTTGTTTTTCCCACAGTCAGCTCGCCGTCCACTGTGGTTTTCTTGGTCTGTGTTTCATCCTTGTTGAGGGTAAAGATCACCTCGTCATTGTAATAACCGGCAAATTCCGTATTCGTGATGACCGTCCGCTGTGAAGATGCCGAGTTTGACACCTCGATGCCCCGCTTGTCTATCTTGACCTCCTGCGTATAGATCTCGTTGGGAGCAGGCGTCCATTTGCGAGGGATCGCCCCTTCGGTTACCATGATGTCGGCCAGATAAACGGATGCGTCGCGGCTGTAACAGTAGATGCGAAGCGTAGGGTCGGTCACATCGGTGAGCGTGGCCGTGAAGTCCGTCCAGTCAAAAGAGGTGCTCTTGCTGAAGAGATATTTCGTTTTGTTCCCGTTGTAGGTCACATAGAAGTAGCCGGACATGGCCGAGGTCTTTTTTACCCGAACAGAAACGGTATATGCGCCGGGAACAACGCCACGGATATACTGCGACAGCGAGGAATATGCTCCAAGCACAAAGCAGGAATCAGAAATGGTGTTGTTCTGCGTGTCGGTGGAGGTGTCTGTCCGCACCGTTCCTGAATAGCTCCAGTCATCCGATATGCCGTTTAGGCCTGAGGAATTCTGCACATAATTGATGCCGCCGATGTACTGTTCCTGCATGGTGAGTGAAAGCCCGTCCACCGTATGCTCAAGCTGTGAGAGCTTGCTTTCGGAGTTCAGCACACGTTCCTCCAGAACGCCCTGATCGCTTGAAACCGTTTCTACTGTTTCGGTAAGGCTTGCCACATAGCTGTTTAAGCCCTCGATGGTTTGCTGAAACTGCGCATCTTTCTGCGTGAGGATGGAAATGGTGGTGCGGATCGTTTCAATGTCATTCTGCACCACCCAGGCGTTTCCGTTCCATATTTTTGTCTCCGGCGGAGACACCGAGGTATCCACCCAAAGCTGGCCTTCATACGGATTTTCAGGCGGAGATGCCGAGGTGACCACATCGCAGATGCTGATGATGGTAAATTGAGCGGATGCGATCATCTCATCACCCCCTCAGAGCGTTACAACGACCATAAAGGTTGCTTTTGTGTCCACATCCGCACTGGACACAGACAGAGTCTTGCCGCTCTTGGAACCGTTTGTGCCCCAGGAGGTGTCGACAGCGCCATCCTTATTGTATTTCGTCCAGGTATAGGTACCGCCGCCTGCCGCATCTACCTCTGCGCCGGCCTGATAGCATACGGCGGTCAGCACTGTTGAGCCTTGGCCGTTTTTAAACACATCACCGCCTGTGGAAGTGACAATAATCTGAAGCGGGTCGGAGTTGTCAATGAAGGTTGCAACATCAAAAAACTTTGTGTTGTAAGAAGCAGAAGCGGAATCTGTATCCTGCGCACAGCATTTGAACACGGCATAACTGTCCACTGCGGCGGCGTAGATTGTGATGGTATTGGAGGAGGTTCCGGTATATCTGCCTGTAGCATCAGACAGCTTCCGCCAGCCAATACCGAAATCAGCATCATAACCTGTGGAGGCGGTCGATGTGACGGATGCGTCCATAGCCGCCCATTTGTAGGATACTTTAGTTGTATCAACCGTAGATCCGCGCCACAGTTCCGCCTTTGCCGTAAGCGATGCAACCTCAGAATTCTTGAACACATTTCCGCTTGGCGTGGTGACGAGCAGGTCGACAATGCCGCTTCCATTTACCACGCGTGAGAAGCTGATCGTCAGCGGATGCGTAATTGACAGGCCCGTGGATGCGTCCTTATAAGTGACGACACAGCGGTAATCGATACCGGGCAGGCCTGCCATTACATTTCCCTTAACGGTCAAAATATGACTCTTCGCACCACTTAGGGCATAACTGCCGGAAGAAGTGATTGCAGTTGTGGAACTGCCGATATACCATTTTACAGAGGTTACCGCCGAGGACGTGATCTGGTCGGTGGTTGTACCGATGACATAGAGGCTCGGAGTCAAGACAAGATTTTTCGAAGTCCAGTCCGGCGAATAGCTGTCGTTGTCAGGGTTATACATCTGTGTCTTTGCAAGATTCGAGCCGATATATCCGGTTAGGGTAAGTGCATCATTATAATCGATGATTGTAAATTGCCCTTGTGCTTTGCTCATGAAAATTCCTCCTTCAATTCAGCCAAGCAGGCTGTTTCTTGTAGCTGTGTCGATGAGGTCACAGAAGAAGGTTGCTCTAACTTTGACATCATCGGATGTAATTTCGATAGACTTTGTTCCGCCGAAATGCGCGCTGTTCCACAACTTGTCGGCCTCGGTATCATCAGACACCCTTGTCCATATGAATTGGTTGTCGTCAAGGGTATCTGTGATATTTTCGTCCCATGAGAAAACCGTGGCATAAAGCGTGGTTTGGATATTGTTGTTTTTGAAAATGCTCCCGTTGGATGAGTTAATCACCAGCCGGAGCATTTTCTGTTCTTCAATCACTGAAATGCGGTCGCTGACTTCCGTGACCTGCTTGTTTGTGGCATAGGCTCGCAGTACGACTTCGCCCGTCTCCAAGTCCCAATAGGATGAGCCGTCCTGTGATTGAATGACCCCCGCCTTGATGATGTTTGCAATCAGCGAACCGGAAGTGATAAAGTCCGCCACAATCTGCCCATCGGCGGTGATGGCAGTTTCATACGGACCGTTGTAGCCATTTCTGGAAAAGCCTAACCCATTCACATTCCACCGCCAGACATTGACAGCGTCTTGTATGGCGGGAGCATCCAAAACAAGAAGTTCATAAGGCCTCCCGGTTTCGTCCCCGTGCAGCACCACATAGCCGCCGGTCTGGCCGGTGATCAGAGAGGTGGCATTGCTGATGGCTGTCTGCAGGAGTTTCGGGAACCGGTCAACTACCGACTCTACTTTCCCGACAGAGGACTGCACCTCAGAGAGCGTGGTAATCATACTGGATTTTTCGTTTCCCAGAGTAATGCTCACATACCGCTCTGCAAGGGAATCATACACGGTTTCGATCACGGTTGCAGACACATTCACCCCAAGGGCGGTGTGCCGGATAGTGACAGAGTCGCAGAGACGCACACGCTCCAGGAGCGCCGAATACTCCGGCTGTTTCCATAGGGGTTCAAACGCCACCTTAACGGTGGGAACAGTTGCACCGAGTGGATTTTCCTTGATGTAGTCGTTTGCGGCTGCCCGCAAAGCATCCTCGGTGATGTCAGTGCCGCTCTCAAACCTGTCTGTCAGGTCAAGAATGAGCGTCTTGTTTCGCACCATCTCCTCGGATACGATGGGCAGAGTCTGTTCCGGGAGCGTGACAACCGTCTCTGTTTCCGAGCCCTCCTGTGTATATACGGCGTAAGGAAGAAGCTGTGTATATACGCCGCTGTTATCCTCGTCCTGTTCCAGCGAGGTGAGGTTTTTGCCGTATTCAATGACAACACCGGTCTTTTCACCGCGATGGGAATGGAACTTCACCGTAAAGTTATCCCATTCAAATTCACCGTGCCATTTAGAGAGCATGGAGCCCTCCGTACCACCCAGACAGGCTCGGACGCTTTTGGGGGTTGTGACGGAGAACTCTTTTGCCTCCGAGTAGTCCGTCCAACCCGTAAAGCGGCTGTCCCCGGCAAGGATCTGATTCAAAAGCAATGCCGGAGAACGGCTTTCCACCGAGAACGGCATAACGGGGACATTGGCAAGGTCATAGGAAATGTGCTGGCCATATACCGTCACTACACCGTTCAGCGGCTTGGTCATCCGGTAGATACGGAATGCCTGCGGTTCTCCTGTATCGTTGGGTTTAGCCTTGATGAGCCGCTCTTTTGCAATCAGCTTGTAATGCTGACCAGTAATGGGATATTTGAGTATGCATTCAAATACACCGTTTCGTTCCTCTGTGACCTCACAGGAAATTGTATCCGTGAGCGTACCCAATCCAAAGGTGGTGAAGCTGGTGCTGTTTGCCGGGTACAGAACAGGAATCATAAGCAGCACCACCTTGGCTGAACGGCAATCTCCGCATCCCCGGATACCGTTAGGACGGTTTCTCCGGGCGGGAGCAACGGAAAGTCTTCGCCCGTTACCTTGTCGTTCAGAAGCTGTGTGCCGAAGTAGAAATTCATCTGCTCACTGTCGCAGGTTATACCGCTTTCGATGCCTTTGAACTGCCATGAACGGTTATACCCACCGTTTTGAAGCGTAAGCGTAAAGTCACCGCTCCCGGTCAGAGTGATGAGCGGCTTTGCGGAAAAGGCTTCCGGGTTAAACAGACTGCTGCCGCTTGTCACCGAGGTTTCCAGAAGTCCATCCTTTTTATACCGGTACGGCTTGCAGTTGAAGGTGACCGTAAAGCAGCCGACTTTATTCAGCTGATCTTCAATATCCAGTGAGCCGCTGATAACGCCATACCGCAGATACAGCGAATCGTAGGAATCAGTAATCTCGTGATATCGGTCAGGCTCCGTATAGAGCCAGCCTTTTACCGCACGAAGCAGGTCGGATAAATCCTCGACTGTATTCCGTCTCACAAAAACGGTGTAGGTCACCTTCACATTGGCAAAGCGGTTATTGGAAACAATCAAATCACCGCTTCTACCGGGAATAGACTGAAAAGAGATGTCATATTCCGGTGCGGAAAAGATATTTTTGCTCTCAATATGCAGACCGAAATCAGCAGAACTAATCCCGTTATAGGTGAAAAAAGTCATGCAAATACCACTCCTTTCCGCATCGCAAATTGGCTGGCAGTTTCCATGACCTCATTGGTCAGCTGCCGGATGTCCTCCGTAGAGTAATTGTTAAAGTTTGTAATGTTGAGCACAAGGGAAAGCCCGGAGGCTGTGCCGCCGGGAATGCCGCCGACGGAAGAGCGGATATTGCCGCTCACATCAAAGTCCGTAGGCAGAGCGGTCTGCATATCGTGGGCAAGGTCGGTCATCACACCGTCGATATCTTTTGCCATGCCCTCTGCAGCTTTCACCGCCTCATCACCCTTGTCGTCGATGGAACCGGCAAGACCCTTCACCAGCATTTCACCAACCCAGGCCATTTCTTTGGAAGGCGAGTTGATGCCAAAGAAGCTGCAGATACCATCCCAAATGCCTGAAATCCAGCCGGATACCTTGTCCCAAAGCCAGGAAGCAAGACCGGTAATACCATCCCACAGACCCTTGACGATGTTGCCGCCGATCTCCACGATTTTGTACATGAGAGAGCCGAAAGCCTTTACAATCCCTGTGATAATCTGAGGAACCGCCTTGACGATCTCCACGATAATGGTGGGAAGATTTTCTATGAGCGAAACAAACAGCTGAACGCCAGCCATGATGATCTTATCGATGTTCCCGATAACAGCATTTACGATACCGGAGATAATCTGCGGGATTGCCTGCACGATGGTTGTGATGATTTGCGGCAATGCCTGGATCAAGGAAATCAGCAAATCAATGCCCGCCTGGATAATCAGCGGGATGGCATCCAAAACAGCGTTGATGATCCCGTCAATAATCTGGGGGATCGCTTCCACGATGGCGGTAATGATGTCCGGCAAAGCCGCCACCAAGGAGGTCAGCAGCTGTATCCCGGTTTCAATAATCTGCGGAATGGAATCCAGCAAAAAGGTCACAATGCCGTTGATGATTTCCGGCAGAGCCGCAATCAGCACGGGCAGTGCGTTCAAGATCCCCTGTGCCAATCCCGTGATCAGCTGAAGAGCTGCGTCCAGAATTAAGGGCAGGTTCTCAATCAAGGTCTGTACGATTTGAATGACCACCTGCACCAGGGTGGGAATTAGTGTGGGAAGTGCTGTTGCAATACCGGTCGCAAGGGTAGCAATCACCTGTGCAGCCGCCTGCAGAATTTGAGGAAGCAGCTCAATGAGGCTGTTTACCAGCTGCATAATGATGGACAAGGCTGCGGCAGCCAGTTCCGGCAAGGCTTCGGTAATTCCGGTAAGCAGGGTGGTAATAATGCTGATGCCGACCTCCAGAAGGACCGGGAGGCTGGCGAGCAGTGCCTCACCAAGCATAGGAAGAATGGTGGACAGCTTTTCCATCAAAACTTCCACCAAACCGGAAACACCTTCTGCAAAGGTTTCTGCAGCCCCGGCGGTCCCGTTCAAAACTCCTTGCAGCCCTTCACCCATCAGAGAGACAAAGGGAAGCATGGCGGTAAGCACATCCGCCGCCATTGTTTTCAAGGTGGTCATAATGGGTTCTGCAACAGCACCAAGCTGGGCATAGGCATCGGTAAGCAAAGCCTGCGCCCGCTGTGCGTCCATCACATCGCCATTGAGTTCCTTGTAATTCTCGGCGGCTTCCTGATACAGACCGTTTAAAGTATCGGTAATCAGTGCCGCCCGTTCCTGCTCGGTGTTACAGCCGTCCAGGGCAGACTGGAAATCCTCTTCATTGACTCCCGCCCAATTGAGCGCGTCTGCCAGGACGCCCGTCAGCTGTCCGGTTTTCGCTGTTTCATTGGCGGCTTCAGTAAGACCCTCAATCGGCAAGCTGTCACCAAAGGTTGCCCAGACACCGGCAGCTATGTCCGTCCATCGTGTCAGTTCTTCTTCGGTAGAGCACAGTTTTGCCAGATGGTTGACTGCCTCCACACTTCGGTCTTCTTCACCCAAAATGGAGTAAAATCCGGTGTAGGCTTCACCGGCCTGTTCAGCGGTAAAGCCTGCGGTGAGGAAGGCGGCATCCAGCTTCGCCTGATCCTCCCGGTATTCACGGGTAGATTCGGCAAGGTCGAGGAAACTCTTTGTCAGCCCCACCAGCGCAGCTCCGGCAGCGGCAACGGCAGCACCGATGGTAACTGCCACACCCTTCATGACAGAGCCGACCTTTTCCAGTTTGCCGGAGGACTTGTCGGCATCATCTGCCGCACCTTTCACCTCATCACCGAAACCGTCCGCCTGTTTTCCGGCATCCTGAAATTCATCACCGGCTGCGTCAATGGCATCCTGATTCTGCTTTAGTTCCCGCTCCATATCGTTAAGAGCGGCTTCGGCATTGTTCAGCTGAATCTGCCAGTTTTGTGTGCGGCGGTCATTTTCTCCAAAGGAAGCGGAAGAGTTGTCGAGAGCCGAACGAAGGGTTTCAATCTTCTGCTTCTGGGCTTCGATTTCTTTGTTCAGAACAGTGTTTCTTGCCGTGAGTGCCTGAACGGAGGAGTCATTTTTGTCGAACTGGGAGGAAACCAGCTTCATTTCAGATCCCAGAACCTTAAAGGACTGGTTGATTTCGGAGAGGGCTTTTTTGAATTCCTTTTCACCCTCAAGTCCGATTTTCAGACCGAAATTATCCGCCAAATGACCACCTCCTCCTTAAATCCCATCCGGGATGATATCGTCAATAAAGTGCTCACACTTGGGCTTTGCTTGGCCGTTCCACTGCTTGTGGCACTCCCACAAATCCAAGAGCAAACCAAACGGCATCAGCCACACCTCATCCATGGAAAGATGCAGGTGAGCGATGCCGTAATAAAGAAGCCGGGTAAACAGTTCCTCGTCTGTTACCCGACTTGTGCGTTTTTTGTATCGGTCTCACTTTCGATGTTACGCTTGGTGCCCTTATACAGAGCCTCGGTGATGGCGGTTTTGTAGCCCGCCAAATCCGCAGGAGCAGTGAGAAGCTCCACCATTTCCTCGGTGAGCAGATCCTTGGGATTCTCCTTGTTTTTCAGGTTATACACAAGGATAGACTGGTTTGCCAGGAGGGTGATCAGCCACACGATTTCTCCGATCGCCATTTCAAAGTTCTCGGATTTCATCAGCTTTTCACCCAGGTTTTCAAGACCGCCATACCGTCCGGCGATTTCCTTTGTGGCTTTGGTAGTGAGCAGTAAAGTGTACTCCTCACCGCCAATCAGAATATTTGCTGAGCGTTCCTGTTCCATCTGTTAGTCCTCCTTAATCTGCTGCAGGCAGTGCCGCATATGACGGCTCGTACACCTGCTTGTACCAGTTCGTGATGGTGTCGGTGGATACACCCTTGTCGCCCTCGGTGACCTCTGCCTTCCAGGGGTGCTTACCCTGGGCGTCCACCTTGTTCCTGCGCAGAATCGTCCCCTCGATGGTGGGAGTGGAAAAGGTGATGCTGTCGCCCTTTGTGGTGAGGTTCGTAGCCGGGATTCCGAACTTCACTCGGTAAAGCCAGAAGTAGCGATACTTGCCGTTGGATTTCTTTGCTCGGAAGCCAACCGCAACGGGAGCACCGCCATCCTCGCTGGTGGAAATCACGACACCATTTTCATCGATGACCGCACCCGTCAAATCCGATGCTGCAGTTGCACCGATATCATCCACACCCAGGGAAAGGGTGCCGGATTTGAATTCCTTTACAATCTCCGCCGCTCCGTCATCCGCATACAGTGTAGCCTCCGCCAGTTCCACCGAAAGTTCGGCGGTCATGGCTTTTGCCAGCTGTGCAGGGGTTTCGTAGGTTTCATCACCGTTTTCACCCTCTGTGATTTTGGAGTAGAAGAGCTTATCAAGGCCAATCGTAGCCATAATCAATCCTCCATTTCGTAATAATGAGCTACATCCACATTGTAGTGGTGATAGCCGGTTTCCGTTTCATAGCCGATATAGCTTCGGCCTGTTACGGTAAAGTCGTGAGAGAGCAGCAGCTTTATAAGAGCGTTCTTCTCTTTAGTGTAGCTGCCCTTCGTGTATAGGGAGATACGCACCTCCTGGACATCGATACCCGGAGAATTATCCGCATGGATATCGAAGGTATCGGAAAGCGGTACGAGTACCAGGTACCTGTCCGGTGCGGTATCAGAAAACACCCCGGTCTCCACCGGAATATCCAGCGTTTCAACCAGGTTTGTCAAATCAGATAGCAGGCTCACAGCTTATCCACCTCCTGTTGAAACTTCTGCTTCATGGCTGTCTCACAGGCAGCTTTTGACGCCGTTTTGGCTGGCTTCAAAAAAGGTTTAGCAGGCTGACCGTGTTTGCCGTATTCCAGAATGTTTGCGATCTTTGCATTGCTGTCTCCGTCACTTCTTGGCTCCGCAAAACCGACTTTTATGTTGTGGTTGCCGTCTTTGTCCATCCTGACAGAGGACAGCCCCAGGGAGCGTTCCAGTTCACCCGTGGAGCGGGAATCGTACTTTGTACCGGAACCGATAACTGAAGCGAGGTTGCTTTTTGTCTTTTCCAGAACGATTTCGCCGCCAGCTTCCAGAACTTTCTCACATATTTCATCACTCTTTTTTCCAAGGGAAGAGAGTTTGACGAGAAAGTCTTCCGGCATCATCATTTGTACCTTAGCCACCCTTTGCCACCACCTTTTTTGCCAACACCTCCGTGTACATTCCACGGCCCTTCACATCCTCAACGGAGATGATCTCAAAGCGGTCTCCGTCTGAAATGAGGATTTGATCCGTCTTAATCTCAACTCCGGGAATGCAGCGGAAGCGGAATAGGTCGGTTGCCTCAGAAAATGCGGCAAGATTTGCCCATCTTTGACCGCCATGCCGACCTTCCCGATACACACGGATAGAAGCGAGGACTTCGTCTACGGTAGTAGAGAAGCCCTCGCTGTCCTTTACATTTTTGGTGGCAATGAGTTCTGCAAAGCCATTCATTTTACCAAAACTCATATCTGCCACCTCCGATCCAGCCGGAGCAGAAGGTTGACCGTGTTCCAGACCTGCTGCCCGGCCTGGACATTATCAGCAAAAAAGCCGCCAGTGCTGCCGTCCCTGGATTCATAGAAATGGGACGACAGCATGATGACAGCTTGTTCGGTGGTGGGCGGCATGGGGTTTGCCTGGTAGTAATCTTTCTCCAAATGCTGATAGCTTTCCGCATACGAAACAGCGGCGGTGATGTATGCTTTCAAGAGCTCATCGTCCGCCGCATGGGAAAGAATCAGATTCTGTTTTACCTTTTGGAGCAGTTCCTCCATGACCGCTGCCTCCTTATTAAGCACCCATTTTCAGCAGCTTGATGCCTTCCGAAAGGATCACCTTACCGTCTACGCGCTCAGTTGCGATGAAGCCGACCTGACCGTTTCCGGCATAGAGCTCGTTCAAGCGCTGAACCGTTCTGCCGGAGCGATCGGCGATCCAGTAGTTGTTGAAGTCACCAAAAGCAATGGTCAGCGCGCTGGCTTCAACGGTCGGCACATAGGGGCTGGTGTAAATCTCATAACCCAGCAGACGGTCCGGCTGTCCTGCCTGGACAGAGGGCTGCCACAGGTATGCGCCATTTTGGTCCTTCAGCTTGCGGATCAGGGAAATGGTCGCGTCATTCATCAGGAACTTGGCGTTTCTGCGGTAGGGGGATTTCAGCGCGTAGACCAGTTCGATCAGATTATCCACCGAAATGGCGGCTGCACTTCCGGCAGTGACACCAACCTCACCACCGCTTTCGGTAAAGATACCGGTAGGCTGACCGGTGCCGGTGCCGACGCAGAATGCCTGCTCCTCAGCAATACCAAAAGCACGGGCAAACTCCTGGGCAATGTAGGATTCCAGGTCGAATGCGCTGTCCTGGAGCAGTTCGGTGCTGACCTTCACCAGGTCGGTGAGCTTGTAGGCGTCGATCTGCTTCTGGGCAAAGGTGGGATTGCTCTCCGTGTAGGCAGCGTTTTCCGCTGTCCACTGAGCCACAGAATGGGTTGCAGCAATGGGAATCTTGCGCTCAGCACTGGTAGTGATTACCTTCGCCAGAGAACGGATCACATTGGCTTCATCCAGTGCGGTGACAATCGTGGTCTCGAACTCCTCCGGTACAAGGTAGCCGCCGTCTGCGTCTACACCTGTACTGAGGACATTGTGAATAAGCTGCTTGCCGCGCAGATGCAGACCAAAGTCCTCACGGTATGCGTTGGAAGCTCTGCCGGGTTTATCCTTGGGAGCGTTCTGGGGCTTTTCGGTGAGGGGCTGACCCACGGGCTTTTTCAGTTCCGCTTCAATGGCGTCTCTGCGTTCCATTCGGCGGATTTCATTGGTCAGGTCGTTCAGTTCCTTTTCCATGTTGTTGTAGGTGTTGTCGTCCTCGGCGGTGAGAACACCTTTTGCAGTGCGGTGGGTATCCAGGAATCCCTGCATGGTAGCCCACAGCTTGGCGCGCTTATCGCGCATTTCTACGATAGTCATATTAGAATTACCTCCGTTACATAAAGTTTTTGATTGCGTTCAGAGCCGCTTGGAGCTCGTCAACAGAGCGGCCCGTTACTTCCTGAACATCAGGTTTTTGAGGGATAGCGCATTTTGCTGCGATCTTATCCATCAGGGAGTTGATTACATTAGCTTTGGAATACAGCATGGAAACCGCAGGCGGCTCCACATCCTCGGAAGAATCGCTGCGGGTCATGATCTCATCAGCAAACCCAAGCTCCATGGCTTTTGTCGCGTCCATCCAGGTTTCAGCGTCCATCAAGTGAGACAGCTTGGCGCGGGAAAGCCCCGTTTTGATTTCGTAGGCATTGATGATGGAGTCTTTTACGCTCCCCAGCATTTCAATGGCCTTCTGCATTTCTGCCGTGTCGCCCATAGCCACGGTCATGGGATTGTGGATCATGAGCATGGACACCGGAGACATGAGAACTTTAGTACCCGCCATAGCGATGACGGATGCAGCGGATGCCGCAATGCCATCGATTTTCACGGTCACATTTCCCTTGTAGTCCATCAGCATATTGTAGATTTGGGCGGCAGCCACACAGTCACCGCCGGGAGAGTTGATCCAGACGGTAATATCACCGCTGCCGGACATCAGTTCGTCCTTAAAAAGCTGGGGTGTAATGTCATCATCAAACCAGCTTTCCTCGGCGATGGTGCCGTTGAGAAACAGTGTCCGTTCCTCCGTCGGCATCGGGTTCTCCTGATTGGTCACCGTCCTGTTCTTCCACTTCCAGAACTTCTTCATCGGCATTTTCCTCCTTTCCGTCATCGCTTGTTTCTGTATTTGCAAAAGCACCCGCATCTTTGAGCGGGAGCATATTGCCGTTGATAAGGTACAGATCGCCGCCTTCTTCGGCGGGAATGCGGTCGAGATTTTCCAGTTCCCGGATATCGTTTGCAGACATCCAGCCGTTCTGCCGACCGATGGCATACCCGTTCATGCGGCTTTGATAGTCGCCGCGCAGCAAACCTTCCAGATTGAATTTGACAAAATACTGGGCCTTTTCTTCTTGGGAAAGAAGTGTCCGCATAATGGATTGCTCCCAGCGGATCACCCAGGGGTCAAGGGTGTATTTCACAAACTCCAAAGACTGCTGCTCAATATTAGAAAAGCTCGACTTTTCCAGGTCACCCACCATGTGGGGCGGCACTCGGAAAATTCGAGCGATCTCATTGATTTGAAATTTTCGTGTCTCTAAAAACTGTGCCTGCTCCGGTGAGATACCGATAGGCGTGTATTTCATGCCTTCCTCCAGCACAGCAATCCGATGGGCGTTGCCGGTGCCGCCATAAGTAGACTGCCAGCTTTCCCGGATTCGCTGCGGGTCTTTCAAAGTACCTGGGTGCTCCAGAACGCCGCCGGGTGCTGCACCGTTGGCAAAGAACTTGGCACCGTACTCCTCACAGGCCATCGCCATGCCGATGGCGTTCTTCGCCATAGCGATGGGTGAATATCCCACCAGCCCGTCAAAGCCAAGACCCGGAATATGCAAAACGTCGGAAGGGCGAAGAATAACTGTGGACTGTTTGTCCCGGATGGCCTCATCGTTCCCGCGATTGTAGGAGTAGTAAAGATGTCCGTTGGTGTCGCGGTCTACAGTCATTTTGTTGGGCATCAGTGGATACAGCGCCACAACTTCATTTTTGCCGTTTCGGATGATTTGGGCATAGGCATTTCCCCAAAGCAGCAGATGTGTCATGAGGGTTTCCCGGAACACAAAGGAACTCATCTCCGGGTTTGGCTCATCATGAAGCAGCAGATACAGCGAATGGTCGAGAGCCTTTTCCTTGCCGCCGTCCTCCTTATATCGATAGAGGTGGAGCGGCAGCCCAGCCACTGCTTCGGCAAGGATACGCACACAGGAATATACCGCTGTCATCTGCATGGCAGATCGCTCTGTCACAGCTTTCCCGGAAGTTGTTCCGCCCAGGTAGAAGCGGTAGCCGCTGCCTGCGGTGCTGTTTTGAGGCTTATCGCGGGATTTGAATAAGCCGCTGAATATACCCATGTTTTCACTCCTTTCAGATAAACAAAATGCCCCGGTCGTCGTAGACTGAAGCGCCTGTATCGTTGCCACAGCGGATCGCCCTGTCAAGCCCCATGATGGTGGCGATTGCCCCGTCGATCTTCTCTGTGGATTTTTCCTTGTCCGCCTTGATGTTGCCTGCCGGGTCGGTGCGGATGTAGATGTTATCCATCATCCACCTCAGCACCGGGTGGCCGCCGTGGGCAATTTTCTGCTCCAGCACCAGCTTCATCAGTTCCTTGGTAGGCGGGGACATATCCTTAAAGCCCTGCCCAAAGGGGACTACTGTAAAGCCCATGCCCTCCAGGTTCTGCACCATCTGCACAGCGCCCCAGCGGTCAAAGGCGATTTCCCGGATATTGAACCTCTCGCCCAACTGTTCGATGAATTTCTCGATATAGCCGTAATGAACCACATTGCCCTCCGTGGTCATCAGAAGACCCTGCCGTTCCCACAAGTCATAGGGGACATGATCCCGCTTTACACGAAGGTCAAGGGTTTCCTCCGGTATCCAAAAGTAAGGCAGGATATAGTATTTGTCCTCCTCATCCAATGGTGGGAACACCAGCACAAAGGCTGTGATATCCGTGGTGGAGGACAGATCCAGACCGCCATAGCAGATGCGCCCCTCCAGATCGTCCTCGGAAACAGGAAACGCACAGCCGTCCCATTTCTCCATTGGCATCCAGCGCACCGACTGCTTGACCCACTGGTTGAGCCTTAGCTGCCGGAAGGCGTTCTCCTCGCCGGGATTCTGCTGGGCGGATTCACAGGCGGCCTGCACCTTGTCGATGCCAACCGTGATGCCAAGAGAGGGATTGGCTTTCTTCCACACCTCCGGGTCTGTCCAGTCCTCGTCCTCGGCAGCACCGTAAATGACGGAGTAGAAGGTGGGATCGACCTTCCTGCCTTCCGCAATGTCGATGGCTTTCTGATGCACCTCATAGCAGATGGAGTTGGTGTCGTTCCCGGCAGTAGTGATCAGGAAATACAGCGGCTGCATCCTGGCGTCCCCGGAGCCCTGGAGCATAACGTCAAAGAGCTTTCGGTTGGGCTGGGTATGCAGCTCATCGAAAATCACGCCGTGGGTGTTGAAGCCGTGCTTGTTTGCCACGTCTGCCGACAGTACCTGATAGGATGAGTTGGTAGGCAGATAGGTGATCTTCTTCTGGGATTCCAGGATCTTTACGCGCTTGGAGAGCGCCGGGCAGAACCGTACCATATCCACCGCCACATCAAACACAATCTTTGCCTGGTTGCGGTCAGCGGCGCAGCCATACACCTCGGCACGTTCCTCGCCGTCCCCGCACAGGAGCAGGAGCGCCACAGCGGCGGCAAGCTCCGATTTGCCCTGTTTCTTCGGTATCTCGATGTACGCCGTATTGAACTGCCGATAGCCGTTGGGCTTCAGAACTCCAAACAGGTCTCGGATGATCTGCTCCTGCCAGTCGATCAGCTCAAAGGGCTTGCCTGCCCAGGTGCCCTTGGTATGGCTGAGAGACTCGATAAACATCACTGCAAAATCGGCAGCGTCCTTATCGTAGTGTGAGGTCTTCGCCATAAACCTGGTAGGCTTGTATTTCTTCAGTTTTCGCATGGACACCACCTCCCGGATGGCATAAAAAATAGCCGCATTGCTGCGACTTCCAAAAAGGTTCTGTACGAGAGAAAGAGCCGGCCGGCTCAATCTCAGGCTATTTGTTTGTGCTGTTGTTTACTGCTGCATCGCCCAGGCGATGGCGTGGCCGTCATCCTCAAACTCAACCCTGCTGGCTGCTCTCAGCCCAATCATCCCTTCGCAGGTGTGGTCATCGGTCAGAAACTCGTATGCCGCACCGAAGTAGCAGGGCTGGTTCTGTCCGTTGTAAAAATGTCCCGCCATCACTATCTTGTCCCCGAAGGTTAAAACCTTGCTCCATCTGCATTCCAGGTCTTCCGGGGTGGTGGGGTTCGGCAGTCTGTATCTTTTCGTTGCTTCGTTGATCGTCATGGTGTTGTTCCTCCGTTTTCTTCGTTTTCCTTTCGGTATGTACATATTCGCTCTAAAACCACATATTATCAAGTCAATTCTGAGCATAATCTGAACAAAGATCGGAGGAACAAATTGTGTATATCACTCCTGTGTGTGGCGGTGGATTGTCTCAATGATCTGCTCCTGCTCGGACGGCTCCACGCCGATGGACTGGAGCGCCTGCCGGGTACCGCAGTCCGGACAGATGAGCGTCTCGTTGTCCTCTCTGGAAAGCGCCGGGGCGCCGTGGTAGGTCCTGCCGCACAGCGGGCAGACCGCCGTCCTTGTGATGTTATACTTCATAGCCGCATACCTCCCTGCATTTATCGTAGGCATCAATGAGAATGTTCTTGTCGAAGTAAAAGGTGTCGTACCCTTCCAGGCAGGTCCTCATGTAGAGATTGCTCGGAATCCCAACCGGCCTGTCCTCATGCATGATGTAGGCAAAGGCCGCCACCGTCCTGCGCTTCCCCGTGCGGATGCCTTTGTACCGGAGCTTAATGTCCTTCTTGTAGTAGAAATTGGGGAATCCCTCATAGCGGTCGAGGGCAGCTTCATCGGTCGCCATCACCTCCCAGATTACTACGGGAACCGTGCCGCCTTCGCGCTCCTCGATGGTCAGGTAGGAGCCGGTCTTGCTTCCCTTAAAAAACAGTTCCCAGCCTTTCAGGTTTGCCGTGCCGAGGATCGTGGCGTGTGGGCAGCGCATCCGCATCTGCCTGACATTCAGGTTGCTGCCGTAAGCGATGTAGTATCTTTTTTCTTTCATGGTATCCATCCTTTCCGAAGGGGTTACCCTTCTACCACCTTAAGACCGCCGAAGCGGTCAGGGGTAAGGTGGCAGGAGGCTAACTCCTGCGTGTCCTTCAAGCGGCGGCTCGGCCGTGCCGGAAGGCGGTGTCCCCGGTCAGGTTGCGGGTCAGGAAATCTCTGGCCGTTGCGAACTCCTCGCCGATGAAGCCCAGGCGGAGGAGCCAGGTGCGCATGGCGTATTTGGGGTTCTCGTTCTGCTGGGGCTTGGGGCTTGCCGTCCGCACATCCTTTGCCATCTGGGAAAGTGCAAGGCAAAGCTGGATGTAACTCTTAAGCTGTCCTGCATGGATGCCGCCTCGGCGCTCTGCGGTCGGCTCATCGAATTGGAAGAGCCGGAATTCGACCGTCCCTTTGGTAAAGGTAGCATGGAGGTTCAGCATATGGTAGCGGCTGTCGTTGTAGTGGTGACTCCTGCCGTAGCTTGCGCCGTTGCTGGTGTACCAGATATCCGCAAGGTGCGCCATCGAGCGGGGTTTCCTGCGGTTGACCTGCTCCAAAAACCGTGGGTCTACCGTGCGGCAATAGCGGCTCATGCGGCCCCGGTCGAGTTTCAGCGCCTCAGCGATCAGGCTCTCGTGGCTCGCCATGATGTTGGCGAGGTTCCGAAGGCTCTGCGGCGTGTGCCCCTGCGCCCCGATGTGGATGTGGACTCCGCATCCTCTGGAGGCATCGCTCTTGGCGCCTGCGTGTCTGAGCTGCCTGCAAAGCTCCTGCAGGGTTTCGATGTCGCCGTAGGTCAGGATTGGGGTGACCAGTTCGCATTTCTGCTCGTCCGGTCCCGCAATAGAAACGTCCTTCTGGAATTTCCATTCGCGTCCCTGGCCGTCCCATGCGCTCCAGGTGCTGTACCCGTTGCGGCCGGCGGTGTTCTCGTATCTGCCTGTGCCGAAGTAGGCGGCGGCAACCTTCGCTGCCTTCTGGCGGGTGATGCTGTTCATCTCGACCTCGACCCCGATGGTCTGGTTCTTCATCTCTGCAATCTGCCTTGCTGTTTTCTCGTTCATTCTGAAATCCTCCGTTTTTCTGCCTTGCGGCTGTGTGTTTTCCCTTTCGGTGTACACATATTCGCTCTAAAAGAGGATAATAGCAAGGCCATTTCCGATAATATACTACACAAAGATGACCGCAAGATATTGTGTAGTTTATGGCTGTTTGCCACCATCCGATATTGGCTTGAGAAGGCCGTTTTCCTCCTCATCAAGGATAGCAAGAGCCAGGCGGAATCCCGTCCGCAGCCCATCGATGAAGTACTCCTCAGCGGTCATGCCCGCAATGGCGGCTTGTAGGCAAATCATCTTATCGAGGACTGTGGCTGCTTCCTGATTCAGCATGGATCGGAGCTTTTCTTCTTCATCAGCCAGACCGGCAGCAGCTTTTCCATACTCCGAATTACGGTCAAACTGCTTTTCATTCGGATTGATGTTCCCATAGAAGAAGTCCTTCAGAATGTTATTTGGCACGGCGGTCACCCACCTTTCTCACAATATCCTCCCCATAGACCACGTTCAGGCCGCTGCCATTGTCCCAGCGCATGAGAAGGGAACCGGTGTCATCCACACCTTTGACGGTGCCTTTTGTACCGGCAGGCGGAGCCTGCACATCATCCATCCGCACCAGTTCCACACGGGTGCCGGCAGGATATTCCCGGCGGATGCGCTCCACGATTTCTCTACTCGGAAACTTCATGGCCCACACCCCCGTTCTTGAAAGCGGATGAACCGGTCAGGTTCTTCAGCAGGATCTTGCGCTCCGCTTTATATTCGCTGCCGATGAATCCCAGCCGCAGGAGAAAACACCGGAAGGCGTATTTCTCATTCTCCACCGGTTTCTCGGTCGCTGTCACCCGCTTGGCATTCCGGCTCATCTCGCAAAGTGCGGAAATAAAGTGGGTGTAGGCGGCTGAGGAATCCGCATCTACCTGAGCGAACCAGGGGAACGCCACCCGGTCGTCCAGCACCTCAATGTGAAGGTCGGTGATGCCCAGGGCTTTTCGTATCAGATTCCCTTTGGCGTCCAGCAGCTTGGTAAGGTTGCCCACCGCCACCTTGTCGAGCGGAATTTCCACCGTAAGCCCCACAGGTTCGCCCTGTGGCGCAGTGTCGGCGGATTCTGCCGCTTCCTTGGTTTCCTCCCTGGAGGGCTGTTCACCGCAGTCCTGCGGCTCACATTCAAAGCCAGCGGCTGCGATGGCTTCCAGCACCCGCTCGACTTCCTCGCTGTCGGCACGGTCATCAAAGAGGAGCGTTCCATCCTTGGTGACCGTGAAATAATCAATCTCATAATTGCAGGTGGGCATGAACTTGTATTCCGCCCTGGCGCCTGTGGCATTGGCGATAACTTTTACCAGTTCCTTGCGCTTGGCGCCCGTCACATTGTATCTGATTTCCATGTGCGAAAACCTCCTTTGTTTTTGGTAGGTACATATATCACTCTGAACCCTTGAAATAGCAAGCGGTTTTCGCACATTTCTCTGTAGAATAGAAGCCAATTTATCCTTCCGGAAACTGTGCATAGTACACGATCCCGGAAAGCACGAAATAGACGTTGGGGAGCGCCACGCCGTTGCCCCACATTTTATATTCCGCACTGTCGGAGTGGGGATTCTTCAGCCACTTGACGATTTGGTTCCGGCTCTTTGGCTTGGAGGACGTCCCCATGACGGAACGGTGTATCTCAAACACCTCTGTCCAGAACTCAATCTCATCCTCGGTCGGCTCGTCTGTTCCAAGCCCGGCGCACCACCAGTCCGGGAAACCCTGCAGCCTTGCGCACTCGGTGGGCGTCAGCCTGCGGACGATGTACTCCGGCTCGGTCTCGTTTACCACAGGCGGGTCCTTATAGTCCCTCGCCATCAAAGTTGGGGATTGTTCTTTAAGCGTCTGGGTGTAAGTGCCGGTGGTCATGCAGTAAGCCACCGCATGGCGGTCGGCAGCGTCCAGGGTAAAGGACACATCCTCATTCACGCCGCTGCCCTGGGGACCGTTCTTGTCCGCCCTGTCAATCATGGAACCCTGCAGGGCCACCACAGCCATGCCGCCCTGGTTGCAGGTAGGATTTCCGCCGTTCGCATCCAGGCATCTGGAAGTTTCCGCTTCGTAGAAGCCGCTCTTGGGATTATCGGATTTCATGGCGTTGCTGTCCTTGGAGCAGATGCCATAGACCTTCGGCACGAACAGCGCCTGGTCATTGTTGCAGCCCAGCGTGGCGGATTTATTATCCTGGATCAGCGCGCCTTTGCCGCCGCCCTCACAGCCGGAGCGGATCTTCAGCGTCTTAGGCGTCTCCACTACAAAGGGCTGGTTGTTCCCGCCCATGCCGTAGGTGGCGTTGACCGTGGGAGCCGTCTCCAGCGGGCCGGTGTATCTGGTGTCCTGGCTATGGTTCTCATAGACCGCCGCCGGCACCGTACCGGCCCGGAGGGTGGGCGAGGTTTCCTCCTCATACCCGATGCCCCTGGCCTGTGCGGAATGCTCGGTGCAGAATCCGGCAGCTCCCATCACGCAGGGAGGATGCCCGTGGTTTTCCGCCCGGAGCGTTGCTGCAACGTCCTCCGTCACATCCATGCGGCCGCCGCCCTGGTCGTTTAGGCAGACGCAGCCTGTCGCTCCAGCGCTTTCCTCAAAAGCTCCGGCAGCTCCTTGCCACGGGCGGAAGCCCTGCGGAGTATACCCAGACACGCCTTCGGACTCAAATAATATTTTTCCGGCACTCCCGCCTGCAAAATCTGCGACAAGGTAGATGCGTTTTCTGCGTTGGGGGACTCCCCAGTACTGTGCATCAAATACCCGCCATGCGAGACTGAAATCGTCTGCCACGATCTCCCCGGCGGCTGGCCACTTCGCAGGTCGAGCAGGATCAATCTTGTATCCTTTGACCGAGCAGATCTCTTCGAGGACGGATTGGAAGTCCGCGCCCTTGTTGGAGCTGAACGCACCAGGGACGTTCTCCCAGACGATATACCTTGGATATCTGCCATCAGTTGCACACCTCATTTCCTTTACGATCCGGACGGCTTCATAGAAAAGGCTGGAGCGGGAGCCGTCCAGACCTTCCCTCCGGCCCGCGATGCTCATGTCCTGGCAAGGGCTGCCGAAGGTAATGACATCCACCGGCTCAATCTTCCCGCCGTCCATCCGGGAGACATCGCCGTAATGCTTCATAAACGGAAGCCGCTTTGTGGTCACCCGGATGGGGAACGGCTCGATCTCCGATGCCCAAACGGGGGTAATGCCGGAGAGCAAGCCGCCCAAAGGGAATCCGCCGGAGCCGTCAAAGAGACTGCCAAGAGTCAAAGCCTGAGACTCTGGTGTATCTCTGAGGACTCTGTCCGGCTCTCTGGAGGCTCTGTCCGGCTTTCTACTATGGATGTATATAGGATTCACGATGTCTCCACCTCCTTCACAAGGTCGGAGTACATCATCTTTGCCCCATTTCTCTCCACAAAAATATCCTCAGGCGGGATGCCGTTCTCCACAGCCCTGCGGAGGATGACCGATGCGTACTTTTCATCCAATTCCATCATGCAGCAGACACGGTTCATCTGCTCACAGGCCATCATGGTGGAGCCGCTGCCACCAAAGGTGTCGATCACCACGGCATTCTCCTGGGTGGAGTTGCCGATGGGATAGCCCAGCAGATCCAGTGGCTTAGAGGTCGGGTGGTTGGCATTGCGCTTCGGTTTGTCATAGTTCCAGATGGTGGTCTGCTTGCGGTCGGAGTACCAGGGATGCTTGCCGTTCTGCAGGAACCCATACAGCACAGGCTCGTGCTGCCACTGGTAGTCGGAGCGACCCAGCACCAGGGAGTTCTTCACCCAGATGCACACACCGGCCAGATGGAACCCGGCGTCAATGAACGCTTTCCGGAAGTTCAGCCCCTCAGTGTCCGCATGGAACACATAGGCCGCGCCGCCTTTCTCCAGATGCTCCGCCATGCACTTGAATGCAGAGAGGAGGAAGTTGTAAAACTCCTCGTCTTTCATGGAGTCGTTCTGGATGGTCAGGCCGCTGGCACTTTTGAAGGAGACGCCATAGGGCGGGTCCGTCACGATGAGGTTGGCTTTCCTGCCGTCCATGAGCAGAGCCACATCCTCGGAAGAAGTGGCATCCCCGCACACAAGGCGGTGCCGGCCGACTGTCCAGACATCGCCCCGCTCCACAAAGGAGGCTTTCTCCAACGCGGCGGTCAGGTCGAAGTCATCATCCCTGGCTTCGCTGCCAGAATCATCCGCAAACAGGTCGGCCAGTTCCTTTTCATCAAAGCCGGTGAGCAGAGGGTCAAAGTCCATGCCCTGCAAAGACTCGATCTCCACCCGCAGAAGTTCCTCATCCCATCCGGCATCCATCGCCATGCGGTTGTCCGCAATGATATAAGCTTTCTTCTGAGCCTCACTGAGGTGGTCTGCAAACACACAGGGAACCTCAGTGATGCCTTCCTCCTTTGCCGCCAGGATTCTGCCGTGGCCGGCGATCACATTAAAAGCCCGGTCGATGATGACGGGATTGATAAAACCAAACTCCCGAAGGGAGGAGCGGAGCTTCGTGATCTGCTCCGGGGAGTGGGTGCGGGCATTGTTCACATAGGGTACCAGCTTAGTAATGGGTACAAGCTGCATCTCGGTCGTTGTCTTCATCGTACCATCCCCCATTCCGCAAATTTCTCAAAACCCCCAAGGCTCTGAATGTATCTCCGGGCAGTCTCCACGATCTCAGCGTAGGGAACACCGTCCACTGTATCATCTCCGATGGCGCAGCACAGTTCCACGGGCTTTCCCATTTCTTGTGCCTTCAGCCATGCGTAGATATTGGCAGACACATCCGCTTTGGACAGGTCTTTGCCGTGGAGGCCGCCGCCCGTCACCGAATCGGCCATGTCGCTGCCCAGCTTCCGGTTGGTCGCGCCGGAGTCCACATCCGTGCCGCCTGTCCAGTCGCCCAGGGGATTGACCTCGGCGGTAGGATACAGCTTTTGCAGTTCCTCTGTGCGCACATTGCTCTGGCAGAGGATCAGCCTTGCCTCGTCAATGATGTACTTCCCATCCGAAGGGTAAGTGTGATACACACTTTTTGCGATCTCGCAGAGTGCTTTCTGCTCCTCCGTGACCGGCACCCCTTTGAAGATGCCGTTGTCGCCGCAGCGGATTCCTTCTGCCTGGTTATTGGCAAGACGTCCGTCTTGCGGCACTTCCACATAATCCAGGTGCAGATTCCCGCCGATACGCTTCACAATGGCATCCACCTCGTCTTGCGGGATGTGTACCGAACTCTCCGCGATGATGTGGCAGACACCGTGGCCGATGAGAACCTCCACAGCAATCCTGGGATTTTTTTCTTTTCTGTACGCCGTATCCACCAGAGCGCCGGCGATACGGTCCGCCACCTTATCCGGGTGGCACGGATTTACTTTCTCAAACATGGCTTCACCCCTTCCTTGCACGGAGCAATCGCTCCATCAGATCGTCCTGGGGAGAAACCTCCCCGTAATCGGTGCTGCAGTTTTCCTTCACGATCTGGAAGATCTCGTTCCAGAGCCGCACCGCCTGGTTCATGTAATTAATGCCGATGTTGATGAACGGGGACGGGATCGGCTTCTGGGTGGTCGGGTGCTTGGAGAGGAAGCCCATGCGGTTGGTCATCTCCTCGCACTGAATCCAGCGGGCGCTGCACATGGCGTACCGCTCCAATAGCTGGGGAGACACCTTCGCCGCGCAGCCCACCTTCTTTAACCACTCCCAGGTTTCTGTGTAGATTTCTTCCGCCTGGAGCGTACTCCCGTCACGCTGCTCGGCGGATAAAAACTCATGGGGCTTTGGCATATCGACACCCTCGACTTCGGGAATATCCAGCACTTCCAATCTGCGCCCGCCCGGATTGCCGTTCTCGGCTTTCTCCCTGACAGCGGATTTCTTCCTTCCCGCACCGGGTCTCGCGCCGCCGCGCCCGCCTGTGTTATTGGATTTTGTCGGCATTTTCTCACCCCTTTCCTCGAAAAATAAAGCAGCCGCAGCCGGCCGCCCTTAATTACCCTTTTGATTTCGCCTTTTTCGCGCACGAAGCCCCAGGCCGCTGTCCGCTCATGCAGGTCCCGGAGATTTTGACCGCCCCACGGTCACCGGTCGCCAAGCTCATGATGCAGCTTTGTGTGGCAGGACTGGCAGAGGGACATCAGATTGTCATTCCGATGCGTCCCGCCTTGTGATAGAGGAACAATGTGATGGACTTCCTCCACGGGAGTCAGCCGTCCTTCCTTCAGACACAGCTCACACAAAGGATGCGCCGCAGCATAGCGGTCACGGATTCGTTTCCAAGCCCTGCCGTACTTCTTGTTGCTGTCAGCGGGGCGTCCGTACTTGTTGTACCGTTTCCGGGCAGCAGCTTCATGTTCCTCACAGTACTGCCCGTCCGTGAGGTTTGGACAGCCGGGGTAGGAGCAGGGGCGTTTTGGTTTCTTTGGCACGCTGCACCTCGCTTTCCGGGCAAAAGGAAAGCCCTGCAGGATTGCTCCCGCAAGGCTCGTTCCTTGTCCTGTTTTTCTGATTCTAACTATATCACAGGGACAAGGTGTATTGCAGTGGCTTTTAGTGGCTTATTTCTGTAACGGCGTCCAACGCTCTGTGGTGGAGCCGGTACAGCCACCGAAGCTCATAGCCCATGTCCACGGCAATCTGTTCCCAGGATTTGAAACACAGATACCGCAGCTCCAGAAGGGTCTGGTACTCCGTGTTCTGGACAGCCTTGATCTTATGGACGATGTCTTTTTTCATCTGCACCAGTTTGCAGATATCCTCGTTGATCTCCGCTTCCAGCTCAATGATGGAAAGGATGGCGTCCTCCATGCGGTGGAAGTTCCTCGTCTCACTTCCGGGCATATCCGAATAAGTCGCAGTCGCCCGTGTGGCGAGGTCATTCAGTGATGCCACCTGCTCCATCTTGCTCTGTATCCGCTGGTCAATGCGGAACGCCTGGGAAAGGTACTCCTTCATTTCCGTCTGCTGCTTGTTCATAGGCACTACCTCCGAAAAAGAAATTGCTTCCCTCGGATTTGCCTTGATTGACTCTCATTTTCTTAGGTTTGCCCGGACTGCATCGATCAGCGCCGACTGCGTCCTGTCCTTATACTGCAGGGCTTTCATAATGCGCTCATCAATGGTGCCGTCCGTGATGATGTGCTGTACGACTACGGTCTTGGACGCCTGCCCCTGGCGGTAAAGCCGCGCCACCGTCTGTTGGTACAGTTCCAGGCTCCAGGTGATGCCAAACCAGCAGAGGGCGGAGCCGCCGCTCTGGAGGTTCAGCCCGTGGCCGGCAGAAGCGGGATGGATCAGCGCCACGGGAATCTCGCCCCGGTTCCACTTTGCGATGCTGGTGTCAGAATCCAGCCTTGCAAAGCCGATCTTCCGCATCCGCAACCGTTCCTCGATGCGATCCAGGTCGTGCTGGTACCAATAGGCCACCAGCAGGGACCTTCCGTTCATGCTCTCGATGATGTCTTCCAGGGCGTCCAGCTTCTGGTCGTGGATATGCTCCACATCCCCGTTATCCGTATAGACCGCCCCATTTGCCATCTGGGAGAGCTTGCCGGACAGCACTCCCGCATTTGCCGCCGTTACCTCGCCCTTGTCAAGCTGCGCCGCCAGGTCCTCGCACATCTCATCATAAATAGCCTGTTCCGGCTCCTCCATATACACCCGGTACTCGCTGTTTACAAGTTCCGGCATCTTGAGGTGGTCGGCGGCTTTCATGGAAATAGTGATATCGGAAATCTTGTCATAAATCCGCTTCTCCGCTCCCGGCAGGGGCTTATAGGAATACACCACCTGACCGTTCATCCGATCCGGCCGGAAATAGTCCTGGCGGTACTTGGTGATAAACCTCCCCAGTCGCTGCCCCATATCCAGCACCTTGAACTCGGCGAACAGGTCCATCAGCCCGTTCCCGGACGGGGTACCCGTAAGGCCGATGACTCGCTTTGCCCTGGGACGCACCTTCATCAGCGATTTGAACCGCTTGCTGTTCCAGTTTTTGAAGGACGAAAGCTCGTCCACCACGATGGCGTCAAACTCAAAGGGGACATTCTCCACCATCCACTGGACGTTCTCCCTATTGATGATATAGATGTCCGCATCCCTGTGGAATGCCTCCAGCCGTTCTTTTTCCGTGCCGACCGCCACGGAATAGCGGACGTCCTTCAGATGATCCCATTTTTCGATTTCCTGGGGCCATGTATTTCTCGCCACCCGGAGAGGTGCAATCACCAGGACGCGGGTGATCTCAAAGTAGTCGAACAGCAGGTCGTACAAAGCCGTCAGCGTGATTGCCGTCTTGCCAAGGCCCATATCAAGCAGTACGGCGGCGACCTCGTGTGTTTCGATGTACTCGATGGCATATTGCTGATAATCGTGTGGTATGAACTTCATTCGGCATCACCTCCAATCTCTGAAATAATGTGCGGGATCTGACTCTCGTCATCCAGGATGAATACCAGGAAGCCCAGCCGCCGCAAAAGGCGTATCCTTGACTCCTGCAGCGGCCGTGGTTTCCCGCCAGGGGCCTTTACTTCCACGAAGCCGCATTTCCCATCCGGCAATAGGATAAGGCGGTCGGGAACCCCGGAAAATCCCGGCGACACGAACTTCGGCGCAATCCCGCCTTTGGCCTTAACCGCCTGAACCAGTTTTTGTTCTATGGTTTTCTCTCTCATGGTTTTCGTATTCCTCCCAACACTCCACAAGGGCATCCATGACTTCCTGACTTGCGCCGCGATGCTCAAGATACCCGACCAGCGTTTTTAAGCGCCGCCTTTTAGGAAATCCGTTTCCTTCTGCTTTCATGCTCCTGGCAAGAAGCCTCTTGGCGGAATCGTCCTTTAAATGGTTCTTTATCATCCATGTGTAAAAAAACATTTTTCAACCTCCGTTTCCCTGTGTGACGGTCATGTACCTCTTCCCCCGATTCTCTCTTATATATTGTTTTTTTACCTCCTTAGAGCAACTCTGGCAGAGAGGTACACGACCTACACACCTACTAATCCTCAAACTCCGATTTGAGCTTCAGCCCGTAAATAATCACGCCTGTACGGGTACGCTTTCTCACCACACCCGTGGATTCCAGCGCAGAGTAAAAGTCAGTCGTACTCCGGGTGTATTCGCCCATCTGCAGGCAGTAGCTCCTGTAGGCGTTATAAAACTCCCCGGATTTTGCTTCAAAATCGTCCCCTACCTCACAGCAGTCATCCAGAAAGTGGGCCAGCCAGTCGTTGTTCTCCTTGTATTTCTGGATGGCGTCCTGCACCACTCTGGGCTGGACGATTTTGTAATCGCCGGCAATGACGCGCTTTGCACCCTCGATAATCCACTGAAGGACTGCGCCGCCCGCCATCTTGAACAGGAAGTCCGAATAGTTCTTGATGTCAGCTTTGCCCTCGATCTTGGCGTTGAAGGGGATCACGATGAGCCGCCGCCAGGTACCCTGGTCAATGGCCCCGACCCTTGGCAGATGGTTGGTGTACAGCACCAGCGTGTGGGTGGGGACATAGGAGAACGGCGCCTTGTACTTTTTCTCCGCATAGATTTCATCCGTGGAGCAGAGCTGCTTGACATTGGAGGTGTTCAGGCGCATCCCCTCCTCCAACTCGGCGGCGATGATCATCCGCTTGCCCTTGGCTTCCGCCAGTTCCGGCTTCACGTTGCGCTTGCAGCCCACGGTCAGGGTGTCTGCGGACATATTGCCGGAGTAGGTGCCAAGCACACGGGCGATGGTGTTCCAGAAGGTGGATTTTCCGTTCCGGCCCTCGCCGTAGGCAATGACCAGGGCTTCAATGTAGACCTTGCCGATGGCGGCAAGCCCCACAATCTCCTGCACATAGCGAATCAGGTCGGCGTCCCCCTGGAAGAAGGTCTGGAGGGCGTCCTCCCAGACATCCATGCCGTCCCCGGACGGGTCCACCGCCGTCTGCTTCGTGATATAATCCTGGGCATTGTGTTCCCGGACAGCCCCCGTCCTCAGATCGCAGGTGCCGGACGGCAGGTTCAGTAAAAACTCATCCGCGTCCAGGACGCGCTGCTCGATCTGGATCATCGGGCGGGCTTCCTTTAAGGCGGCCGAGATGTATTTCGTATCCCGGCGCTTGATGGCATACTTCCGGTAGGTCTCCGCCCGCTCGTACTTTTCAAAGGAGCGCCGCTGGGCTTCGCTGAACGCCGCCATCGCTTTCTTGGCGCCCATCGCGGCGAGCATGGCCCACGCGCCGTTATCCGACATCTCCTTCATACACCGCTGTATCTCTGTTTCCGCTTCCTCAAGCTGTCTTGCGGTCAGCTCCTGGGCAATGCCCTGGGCGTTAGGCTGGGATTCTTCCCAGAACGAGCCGTTGAACACGATGTAATCCGTAGCCGGGGAGAAGCGGAGCCGATCCATGTACTCCCGCGACAATACAATAGCCTGGCCTACATCCGAGAAATCCTCCGGCATCAGCAGGAAGTCCTGGTTGTACTGCTCCGGCGGGATATATCCCTCCTGGGCAGCTACCTTCGCGCCGAACTTCACGGCGCTGGCCCAGATGCCTGCAAGCTCCGCATCATCCAGCGGCGGGCTGCATTTTTCCGCTTCCTTCAAGAACTGCTTATGGGCTTCCTCTGTATTCCCCAGCCGCTTGATGATCCGGCCAGCATAGTGGGACATGGTCTTGTTCCGGGAACCCTCCGGGATCTGCCCCTGCGCCGCGTCCCACTCCGCAAAGCTGTCTGCCAGGAATTCATCAATGGTAATCTCGCCGTCATACACCTCGACCACCGCGTTCTTTACCCCAAACAGAAACCGAGCGCTGTCCTTGGCCCCGTCATCGAAATAAGGATAATCGGCAATCAGCCTGTCTTTCCATGAGCTGTAAATCTCTGAATTTGTTGTCTCCGTGCAGATAAAATACACATGGAACCGTGGCCTGGGGCCGCGTTTGCCTTTTGGCTTCATGTGGCTCCTGCTGTAGACAAAGATCATCCCCACGCCAGGAAAGTCCATCGCCACGTCAAAGGGCGTGAGCCAGTCGTCCGGGTCATCCGAGTGGTCGTTATCGCAATCCATCGGCAGACAGTCCGCTTTCAGGAAATTGTCCACGCTGCGGTAGTTCTGCTTATATGCCGCGCACACATGGTCGAAGGTCGCCGCCTGCCGCATGGTGTCCGCATCCGTGACCGTCACGGGATTCGGGTACACGCAGTTTGACCGGCTCCCCACCGTCGCGGCGTCATAAATTGTCATCTGCATTCCGTTTCCTCCATATCCTCCGTAAAATAACGGATCGTCATATTTTTCTGCTTTGCCCTTCCAATCTCCCGGCGCATCCCATCGGACACCTCGCCGCCGAACACCCAGAGCTGCTCACACTTGCCCAGCAGCACCAGATCCATAAAAATCGCCAGCTCCCGCTCCGTTTCTTCCGATAGGAACTGTGGGAACAGCAGATGCGGCGCAATGGGGATCGTGTCGGCGTCTGCGGCAAACCGGCTGTACCGCCTTGCTTTTTCGGTATTGCCCTCCGTGTCCCCGGAGTACGGGGAGCAAATATACACCAGCGGCCGGTATCTCGCCGCCTTTTCCTCCTGAACAATTTTTGTGAGGGCTTCATAGGCCGTCGGGTCGTAGTAGCCTTCGCTGTTATATCTGCTAACTCCCATACACACCCCTCACTTGATACCGCTCGACCAGGTCGTCCCGTCCAATGCTGACCAACCGCTCATAGCTTTTCTGCCTGTCTGCGTCACACTGCGCCGTGGTCTTGAAAAACGGGCAGTCCTTCCCGTGGAAGTCATTGTCACCCAGGCAGACGCACACCCCGTTCTTATTGGCAAAGCAGTCCCGATGCGCCGTGCAGCGCGGCAGACCTTTTGATTTCGCTGTTCCCATAGCTTTTTCCGTCCTTTCTCTGAAAATTGAGCGGCTTACACCTCTCTAATTGTGAAAGGACAGAAACCCTCCGTTTCAGCGGTGGGCGTCCGAACTTTTTTCGTTTCCTATAAAATGCGAACTGCCGCCGTCAGATTTTCCGCTAAAAGTACCGCTAAAAAATGCCGTCCTTGTCCTTTCAGAAGTGAGAGGCACAGGGACGGCAAAATTTTTCTCCGCTGAAAAATCCCGGTTCTGTCCTTTCAGAGACAGAGGGGCAGGAAAGCCGCTCGGAAACGGAGGTGCTGCGGATGCAGGAAAACACGGAGACAACCAGAGACAAGCAGCTTGACGAGGAACTCGCCGATGTGCTGATCGCCATCAGCGTGATCGCGAAGCGTCTCGCCAGAAAGCTGCAGACGACAAACCAAGAAGGAGGAACGCCGGATGGGGAAAATGAGCGACCTGGACTTACAGATTAAGGAGCTGCGCTCCTGCGGGGAGACCATCCTGGAAATCGCCGAAACGCTGGCGGGGATCTTTTCTTCCCACGCGGCGGAGGATACGCCGCCAAAGGCAGTCCCCAAAGAAAAGCTGAAAACGCCGGCCTTTGAAGAGGTGCGCCACCGCATGACGGTGATCGCGCAGGCAGGGTACTCGGCAGAGGTGAAAGCCCTCATTACAAAATACGGAGCGAGGAAGCTGTCAGATATCGACCCTTCTCAATTTGAAGGGCTTTTGAAGGAAGCGGACGCGCTCGGAAAGCCGGAGGCAGGAAACGATGGGTAAGCATTCCTTCCTTTCCGCTTCCGCAAGCCACAGGTGGATCAACTGCCCGCCATCGGCCCGGCTCTGCGAGGAGTATGCGGACAGGCCCAGCGAATACGCCCAGGAGGGGACCGACTGCCATGAGCTGTGCGCCTATAAGGTGGAAAAAGCCCTCGGCCGCAGGGTGAAGGACCCCACGGAGAACCTGACCTACTACTCCCAGGAGATGGAGGACTGTGCCGAGGGGTACTGCGCCTTCGTAATGGAGGAAGTGGCAAAGGCCAGGGAACGCTGCACCGACCCGCTGGTGCTTGTGGAGCAGCGGCTCGACTATTCCCGCTATGTGGGGATCGAGGGCAGCTTCGGCACCGGGGACTGCGTCATCGTATCGGACGGGCTTCTCCACATCATTGACTACAAGCACGGGCTCGGCGTCCTGGTGTCTGCGGAGAAGAACAGCCAGCTTTCCTGCTATGCGCTGGGCGCCCTCGACCTGTTCGATGGCATCTACGATATCGCTCAGGTCAGCCTTACCATCTACCAACCCCGCCGGGAGAATGTCAGCACATACACCATGAGCCGGGAAGAACTCCTGGCCTGGGCTAAGACCGTGCTTGCCCCCGCCGCAAAGCTGGCATACGAGGGCAAGGGCGAGTTCAAAGCCGGCGGCCACTGCCAGTTCTGCAAGGCAAAGGCCAACTGCCGCAAGCGGGCGGAATATAACCTGGAACTGGCGCGGTATGACTTCGAGATGCCCGCGCTCCTGGGAGATGATGAGGTCGCCGCTATTCTTACCAAAGCGGACGAACTGGTCTCCTGGGCCGGGGACATCAAGGACTACGCCCTGCAGAAAGCCCTGTCCGGGACGAAGTTCACAGGATTCAAAGTGGTCGAGGGCCGCTCCAACCGGAAGTACACCGATGAGGATGCAGTCGCCAAAGCGGTCGAGGACGCCGGCTACGAGCCTTATGAGAAGAGACTGCTTGGCATCACGGCCATGAGCCAGACCCTCGGCCGGAAGAAGTTTGAAGAGCTGCTCGGCGGCCTTGTTTATAAGCCGCCCGGCAAACCCGTACTTGTGCCGGAGAGCGATAAGCGCCCGGCCATGAACACAGCCATTAACGATTTCAAAGAAAATGAGGAGGACAACAACTATGGCAAAGATCGTAAATAAGACGAAGGTAATCACCGGCCCCAGAACCCGCTGGAGCTATGCGAATGTCTGGGACCCCAAGAGCATCAACGGCGGCACGCCCAAGTACAGCGTCAGCCTGATCATCCCGAAGTCCGACAAGAAAACCGTGGAAGCCATCAAGGCGGCAATCCAGGCGGCCTATGAGGAGGGCGAGTCCAAGCTGAAGGGCAACGGCAAGACCGTCCCCGCCCTCTCGGTCATCAAGACCCCGCTGCGTGACGGCGATGCGGAACGCCCCGATGATCCGGTCTATGCGGATGCGTACTTCATCAACGCCAACTCCGCCACCGCACCCGGTATCGTGGATGCGGACCTGAACCCCATCCTGGAGCGTTCTGAGGTGTACTCCGGCGTGTACGGCAGGGCCAGCATCAACCTGTATGCCTTTAACTCCAACGGTAACCGGGGCATCGCCTGCGGGCTGAACAACCTGCAGAAGATCTCCGATGGGGAGCCGCTGGGAGGCAAGAGCCGTGCCGAGGATGATTTCTCCACCGAGGATGATGACGATTATCTTTCCTGAGACAACACAGGGCGGCAGTCACCGCTGCCGCCCGCCCATTCAAAGAAAATGCGAGGTAAATGGATATGACAGAGTTTTATGAGTTTGCAAAACAGTTCGATGTGATCGTGATATTCATTCTCCTGTACGGATTTGCCGTCGGCAGTATCGTGTACTGGATCTCTGAGTTTCTGCACTGGTGCTGGACGAAGTTCAAGAAGCACAGGGAGAAAAAGCGCCAAGCGGCAAAACAGCCGGAGGAATAAACAATGCGCACCGGGCGGCAGGAACAGGACCCCTGCCGCCTGTTTCTTATGGAGGTGATAAGTTTTGGAAACATGGAAAGACATCCCTGGCTATGAAGAAAAATATCAGGCAAGCGATATGGGCAGAATCCGCAGTTTAGACCAGAAAGTTCGTGGAGTATGCCATTTCACAGGTAAAGAATTTTATCGAAATGTGAAGGGGCGAGTTTTAAGGCCAGGGCAATTTTGTAAAAGCGGCCATGTATCTGTAATACTTGGACGTGGAACACCCGGCCGCCCTGTTCATCAATTAGTAATGCTGACTTTCGTCGGGGCGCCGCCAGATGGGATGGAGGTCTTGCATAACAATGGTGATCCTACTGATAATCGGCTGAAAAATCTCAGATATGGCACACGAACAGAAAACATTCTCGATGTATATAGGCAAGGAAAGGTTTGGAGAAAGCTGTCCGTTGATGATGTGCAGGCCATTCGGTTTGGCTTTTACTGTGGAATAAAGGGATGCGAACTATCAAAGATGTATGGCGTTTCCCAAAGCGTCATCTCCGCAATCCGAAAAGGAAGGCTTTACTCATGGCTGAAATAACAAGTTTAGAAATTGATATTGAGTCATTCTCCAGTGTCGATCTGAAAAAATGCGGCGTGTATAAATACGCCGAGTCCCCTGATTTTGAAATCCTGCTCTTCGGCGTATCCGTGGACGGCGGTGATGTCACCGTATACGACCTGGCATCCGGTGACACCGTGCCGGAGGAGATCATCCGGGCGCTTGCAGATGATTCCGTTATCAAGTGGGCGTACAATGCGTCCTTCGAGCGGGTCTGCCTTTCCGTCTGGCTGAGACGGAACTATCCGCAGTATTTTTCTTCCTACAGCATAGAGGATGATACCGTCCGAAATTACCTTGACCCGTCCTCCTGGCGCTGCTCCCTGGTATGGGGCGCGTACATGGGGCTGCCCCTCTCTCTGGAGGGGATCGGCAAAGTCCTCAAGCTGGAAAATCAGAAGATGGCTGAGGGCAAGGCGCTCATCCGCTATTTCTGCGTCCCCTGCAAGCCAACCAAAGCCAACGGCGGCAGGATGCGCAACCTCCCAGAGCATGACCCGGTAAAATGGTCAACCTTCATCGCGTATAACAAGCGGGATGTGGAAACCGAAATGGCGATCCAGCAGAAGCTGTCGAAGTTCCCTGTGCCGGATTTCCTGTGGGAGGAATACCATCTCGACCAGGAGATCAACGACCGGGGCATCCAGCTTGACATGGTGCTGGTGGAACAGGCCATCGCCATCGATGAGCGTTCCAGGGAGGAACTTTCCGCAAAGATGCGGCAGCTTACCGCCCTGGAAAACCCGAACTCCGTCCAGCAGATGAAGGAGTGGCTCACAAAGCACGGTCTTGAGGTGGACTGCCTGGATAAGAAAGCTGTGAAGGAACTTCTGAAAACCGCACCGCCGGAGCTTGCCGAGGTGCTGGAGCTGCGCCGGCAGCTTGCCAAGTCCTCTGTGAAGAAGTACCAGGCCATGCAGAACGCTGTATGCGCGGATGGCAGGGCAAGAGGGATGTTCCAGTTTTACGGAGCTAACCGCAGCGGCCGCTGGGCGGGCAGGCTGATCCAATTGCAAAACCTACCGCAGAACCACATGGCACATCTGGAGGATGCGAGAATCCTTGTTCGTTCCGGTGATTACGCACTGCTCTCTGCACTGTATGACTCCGTGCCGGAAGTCCTGTCGGAACTCATCCGCACAGCGTTTGTGCCGAGGGACGGATACAAATTTATCGTTTCCGACTTCTCCGCCATCGAAGCCCGTGTGCTTTCGTTTTTGGCCGGCGAGTCCTGGCGGCTGAAGGTCTTTGCGGAGAATGGCGACATCTACTGCGCCAGCGCCTCCGCCATGTTCCATGTGCCGGTGGAAAAGCACGGGCAGAACGCCCATCTCAGGCAGAAAGGCAAAATCGCCGAACTCGCCCTCGGATACGGCGGGTCGGTAGGAGCCCTCAAGTCGATGGGCGCTTTGGAGATGGGTCTTGCCGAGGAGGAACTCCAGCCCCTTGTGGATGCGTGGCGCACCTCCAATCCGAACATCGTACAGCTTTGGTGGGACGTGGACAACGCCGTAAAAACCACCGTCCGCCAGCGGCTGGACACGGAAACGCACGGTATCCGGTTCCGTTACCGCAGCGGGATGCTGTTCATCATTCTGCCTTCCGGCCGGCAGCTCTGCTATGTGAAGCCGAAGATGGGAACAAATAAATTCGGCGGTGAATCCGTCACCTATGAGGGCGTCGGCAGCACAAAGAAGTGGGAGCGCATCGAATCTTACGGCCCGAAATTCGTGGAGAACATCGTCCAGGCCATCTCCAGGGATATTCTCATGTACGCCATGCGGACGCTGTCCCACTGTTTTATCGTCGGCCATGTCCACGATGAGCTGATCATCGAGTGCAGTGTGGACGTATCCCTGGACGCCATCTGTGAGCAGATGGGAAGGACACCGCCGTGGATCAAAGGTCTGAATCTCCGGGCGGACGGCTATGAAACCATGTTTTATAAGAAGGACTGAAAAAGGCGGTGCCTATCGTGATGATAAGCACCGCCCACTTTTTAACGGTTGAAAATGTCCTTTACCAGCGGCTGCACCAGGCTGCGGATTTTTTTAATGTCATCCGACACCGTCCGCTGCTTGATGCCAAGCTCGTCCGCCATTTCCTGCTGGGTGGCTCCGTCATAGAGCAGACGGAAGATCCTGCCATACTTCGGCTTGATTTCGCTGAGCATGGCGATAAGGTCTTCCAGAATCGTCTCGTAGATAACATCTTCCTCAAATGACCCTTCTGCGGCCGGCTCCGCACCCTCATCCATCAGTACGGAGAGGGAGGCGGGCTTATTCCGCTCACGGCTGGCCTCCGAAAAGTGCTTGCACCCCTCACAGCGGTTACTTTCCGGGCAGCGGATCAGCTTGCCGTTTTTGCCCTTGACCATGCAGCGGCCATCCCGGTCTTCCCGTTTGATTTCCGCCCAGATCGGCGCCATATATGCCCGATACTCTTCCTCGGTTGCGTCCACCATCACCACCCGGCACTTGCGGTTGCCGATGCGCCGCCAGGTGACTTCCTCTGGCTTAATACCGAAATCGCGGATGACCTCGTCCGTTACCACCATTGGGACCTGATACTGCTTGTCCTGTTTTTTACTCTGATTTACCATCATTCTCCGGGCCCTCCTTCGACCCTGTCTGGTCGAAATGAGGACTCGTGAGAGCAGCCGGAAGAATGCGCAGTTGGCCAACCGAAACGAAATCCTCATTTCAGTGCTGGCCAACTATTCCAGTCGTTGGCTTTGTGTTCAGTTGTCTGCCGCTCTACTCTGGAATCATCCGTGATCAGCGGATGAGCTTTACAGCAGTGCAAACCAAATTTTTAATCACGCAAATTTTGATATGCGTTCGCAACATAAAATTTTGCGAAAAGTGTAGAAATCCGAATCCAAGTGTGATATAATCTTTATTGATTACTACACTTACACGAAGGATTTCCGGTAATTCGGTTTGCTGATTCTATTGTAGCAAAACGGCCTATTTGAAAAGCGGACTGGGCGGACAGCCACGGACGCTCTCGGACAGAAGGTAAATCTTAGGACAAGGAGGTAAATGAGGCATGACATTTTCTGAGTATGCTTTAGGCCTTTCTCCGTTTATTTCATTCGGGAAAGCTGAACATGACTATTTCACAGAGCTTGTCGGAAATTTTATAAAAGATGCCGCAATGGACTCCTGTCAGATATTAAAGAGGCAGCCAGATACGAAATATCGGTATATCAAAGGAGACCGCCCTATACAGCCAAAACACGCACAGTACCTTTACGACCACCGTGATCCAGATAAGTTCTCCAAATGGATATGGGATCGAATGGATGATTCTGAATCCTATGACAATGTAGTGGATTGGCTAAGCGGTCATGGTATCACGGATGAAGACCCGGCTGTTGCGTGCGCCAAGTTGTTAGAGCAAATTTTGCTTGATACCATCAATGGTTCTTCCATATCACAGACTGAGAAAGAATCAGAAATCGATATGGCGCTGATTGACGAAATACAGCAAAAAATAAAGTCGCTGCCGCGGCCGGCTAATGTGCCGGTTCCCGCAGTAGCGACCGATGATGAGCAAAAATATATAAGCGAACTGTATTTGGCATATGCTGATGCCGAAGGACTGGATTCTTTTTCGGATGATGACCTTTCCAGCTTTCCTGATTATGCGGAGGATCTGGATGATCGCCGCATTGACTTCTATGCTGCTGAAACAATACGGCGTGGTGTACTGGAACTTGGAAGTGGTGGCTTGTCTGACCAATTTGATGTGTTAAAGAGCGAAACTTTCACGGGTGTGAAAGATACCGCAAAACGAACCCATCCGAACGGTTTCGATCATATGCTTGCTGTAATGGAGCAGGCAGTTCTTGTCCCCGTTACGAATTACTTGCTCAGTGCTTCTCCATACTGGATCAGCGGGAAAATTAAAAAAGGCGTATGCCATCATCTCGTAAATGACGGCAAGTTAGTATGGGTAAAGAGGAGGCGAAAGAAATGAATACTTCTGCTCTTGGCTCCACTTTTGAAATTTCTCTCCGTATTCTTTTGCTGTTGAACGAGGTACACGGGACAGCTTTGGACGAGCAACAGATTGGAGCGGTTGATTTTATTTCTGTCTATGCGGCTGATTTTGGCCTGTTAGACGAAAATCTTCATGGCTACAGCAACTACAGATTCAGCGAATATCCTGCAAGGAAACGTCTCGTTTCTTCTGCCATAAAAGGGCTTTTACTGGATGGAAATGTCCGGTTTCAGATGGCTCCAACAGGGTACAAGTATTCCATAACAGAGGCAGGAAAAAGCATCTGTAAGAAGTTAACCAGCAACTATGCCGATGAATATAGAATTGCGGTTCAAACTGTGATAAAAAGTTTTGACAATGCAAACGCTGAGTTGATGCTCCGGGAAATTAATCGGCTTACCATCCAATCATTAGAAGGAGGTCAGGCATGAATAGATTCTATATTGAAAAACTCGTCGTGTCTGGCGGAGGGCATAAAGCGTCCGTTATCGATTTCCGGCCAGGATTGAATTTTGTTTTAGGGCCTTCCAACACCGGAAAAAGTCTCGTGATGGACTGCATGGATTATGTGTTCGGATTTACACCTAAAAAGAACCGCCCTTCCAAGATTGTTGATAACAGCTATGGATATGACCGCATTGCCCTCCATTTGGCCACTGATCGGGGAACGGTAGTTTTGGAGCGTAAGATCGGTGATTCCAAAATCAGTGTCAGTGGAACAGACCCTACCATTGATCACGGTTCTTATAGTGTAAACCACAATGCGAAAAAGAACATCAATGCCGTATACCTTCATTTGCTGGGCATTGATGAACCGCATTCTGTGCGTTCAGCAGAAACAGGCTCAAAAACCCAAGAACTGACATGGAGAAGTATGCTTCACCTGTTTTTTATCCGCCAAGCTGACGTGGCAAGAGAAAGCTCTTCACTGTTAGCTCCTGGTAGTTTTGGTCCTACAGCCTCTGCCGCCGTTTTACTTTATCTGTTGACCGGCCAAGATGCAGATGATCTTGAAGCGGATGAAGATCCAAGAATCAGCGCGGCAAAGAAAAAAGCTCTGATAGGCTATATTCAGGAAAAAGTGAATGAACTGTCTGTCAGACGTGAAAAGCTGGAGCAGGCACTTTCTTCTGAAGAAATCACAAGCCCTCACACGAGTGTTGAGCGGGTGCAAAAAGAAATTTCCGAACTACAAGCACAGTTGGATGCCGCCTCAAAAGAAAGCCAGCAGATTATGTCGCAAATATATGAATGGAATGGAAAACTTTCCGAGTCCCAAACCGTGGGGCATAATTTCGATATCCTGCGGCGGCAATATCAATCTGATATCAGAAGAATCGGCTTCATCGTTGAAGGCGCTGCAAGTACTTCGCCTGTGCGTAAAAAAGTTAAATGTCCGGTCTGCGGTGAAGAAACTGAGCGAACCTATGACACGACCTTTATTGATGCTTCTGCCGCTGAACTTGAAAAGATCAGACGGCATTTATCTGAACTAAACGATGCGCAGCATGGTGTCGCACGCCAGCAGGAAAAAATTATGGCAAATATCCGTGCATTGGAAGAACGAAAGGGCGCTATCGACACTTTAATTTCAGAACAATTGCGGCCAAAGCTATCTGCATTTGAGGAAGAACTTGAAAAGCAGCTTAAGCTGATGCGTTTGTCGAATGAACTGGAGATTATCCGGCAGGATGAAGTCCAGTATAGAAGTGATTTGTTCAGCAAAGAAACGGAAGAGATATCGACACCTCAAAAGCACAGCATTTTTGAGGATTATGGCTATGATATCATTCACGGCTTTGAGGAAAAATTGCGGGAAATTTTAAGGGCATCTAAAGTTGGCGGCGCAGAAACGGCCAGACTAAATATGGAGAATTTTGATATTGAGATTGGAGGGCTAAAGAAATCTGTTTCAATGGGCGGCGGCTTCTGCGGCATATTGAACACGATTACCACCCTTGCGATGAGTTCTTATCTCATAGAGTTGGGGCGGCCGGCTCCCGGTTTTTATGCTGTTGATTCGTCTTTGACGCAGTTATCTGAGGCGGAGCATAAAGAGCAGAGCGATACCATTAAACAGAATTTTATTGAATATCTCATTGATCATGCTCATGAACGCCAGGTGATCCTTGTTGAACAGACAAAGCGTATGCCCTTTATTCCCTCTGAGGATGCGGAAAAAGGAGTCCATGTGATTCGCTTTACCCGGAACAAGCAAGACGGTAGATACGGTCTTTTGAACGAGGTTTTTAATCCGGAAGATCAATGATCCTACATAATTTGCTGTTAATGAAAGAGCAGGAGGCAGACGATGAGAATAAGCTATAACAAATTGTGGAAAATGCTGATTGACCAAAATATGAACAAACGCGACCTGGCAGAAAAAAGCGGCGTGAGTACAGCCTCTATTGCCAAACTGAGCAAAGGCGCAAACATTACCACGGATGTGCTTCTTAAGATTTGTGAGGCGATGAATTGCCACATAGAGGATATTCTTGAAACGATTGACGATCAGGAGGAAAAGTAAAATGGCTATTGATTACGAACAGGCAAAGGCTCTTCTCAACAACTCATACGAAAAAGCTGCCCAGGAACTTCCTGCAGCCGTGACTCAGTATATCACAGACAATAAGGATGCGCTGGATACAATCTTTTCCTCAAAAACACAGTCCTACCGCGAGGTCCTGCTGGGCTGCGCAGTGGCAAGATATCAGGACAGGAGCTGCAATATCCGGCACCCCTATGTCAAACAGGGCGAGGACGCTTTTAATGGGCGTACTCTGGATGAGAAGGCAGTCAATCCGTTCCTGTTTTCAAAGCAGATCCCTTGTTCCAAAGGTCCTTATCTGGCGACTTTCCGCAGGAATGTTACTTTCACTGAAGATACAAGGGATGGATTGCGCGATAAGGAAGGCTTTGACGCTTTGCTGTCACTGATTTCCACCTTGGAGGCTGTGTCCGAAAGTGACGAGGTGGAAACGATCATCATTGCCTTATTGAAGTGCTTTATCGACCTCCGTGAGCAGTCGATTGTCCGACTTGTTCCAATCCGCCGACTCCGCATCGATCAGTACCGTATGTTCCTAAACAAACTACAGCATCGCCAGAGCGGCGGCCTTATTCCCATGCTCCTGACGGATGCCGTCTTCTCCACTATCAACGGTCAGATGAATGCGGGGTGGACCATAGAACGCCAGGAGATCAACGCCGCAGATGGTGCGACCGGCGCACCAGGTGATATTACGATTTACAAGGATGGAGCGATCTTTAAAGCCATTGAAGTTACTGAGCGGCCAATAGACGGCTCCCGCGTTGATTCCACTTTCTCCACAAAAATCACACTGAACAACGCCGCTGAGTACTTATTCGTTTATACAAACGACCTTCCAAGGGAAAATGCGCTGGAACGAGCAAAAGTGTATTTTGCGCAGGGGTATAATATCAATTTCGCTTCCATCACAGATTTAACCATCCACATCCTGCTTTCTGGAGATGAGGCATTTCGGACTGCATACAATGAAAGAATGTTTGAACTGTTCAATGCCCAGGATGTACAAGCAACGATTAAGGTGGCTTGGAACGATGCCTTGACCGAAGCAATGCAGGCATAAAAAACGGGAATGTGTACCACATTAAGGTAACACATTCCCGCTTTTTACGCTTGGAGATATTCAGCAACAGCCGATGCAACGGCTTCCGCCATTTTACAAGGCACTGCATTGCCGATTTGTTTATAAATTGCCGCCGGCTTGCCACAGAAGATATAATCATCTGGGAAGGTCTGAATCTTAGCCGCTTCCCGTATCGTAATTCTTCTAAGGCGGCTGGGAGCTTCCTTGTATTCCGGGGTAATCGTTCCATCCATCAAACCTTTGTGGTAGTTCTCGATGAAATTATCATCTGCCTCCCCATACAAGTAGTCTTCATCTATAAACGGCGTTTTATTCCCGCCCATAGAAGCCGGAAGGGTATTCGCATAGCCATCGATATCTATCGGGCGTCCCTGCCCATTAAAGTACATACCCGCATAAGGGGATTTACGCATAACCGGCCGTGCGCAAAAATTAATCTTTGCCACACAAGTCCGTGGATTCTCCTCACTGCCTGCTTTGCCAAGAGGTAACAAGATATCCCTGATGGGAGCAGCCTTCGTTTTATGATGTGTGATAAGCTGATGAAGACGCTTTTCATCAAACGAATCCCCTCGGATTCCAATAAAGAATACGCGCTCCCGCTTCTGCGGCACGCCATAATCTGTGGCATTTAAAACAAAATAATGGCACGAATATCCAAGGTCAGAAGCCTTCTTCAAATAGCGTTCTCGTACATCTTTCCATTTACTCAGTTCGCCCAGGGCTTTTACATTCTCCATCACAAAAGCTCTTGGCTTGACTCTTTCAACGACATCCAGGAAAGTAAAAATCAATTTGCTTCTGTCATCATCAGGGTCCATTTTCCCCGCTACTGAAAAGCCCTGGCATGGAGGGCCTCCAAATACAAGATCAATCCCCTCATATTTGCCAAGAGAATCGATTACATTATTGATGTCATCGTTGACCATTATACAGTCTGGGTGATTGGCTCTATAGGTTTCAGCAGCATCGGCAACCAGTTCATTGGCAAACACAACTTTTATCCCGGCATTCTCAAAACCGACATCCATGCCGCCCGCCCCAGAAAACAACGAAATGGCTCTTAACGGCTCACTCATCGGCTTTTTCTCCTTCTTTATCATGATGAATACGGAAAATCAATTCATTTTCCTGCGCATTCAAATAAATATCAAAAGTGGTCTTTCCCTTTTCAACTCCCATATTAGAAAGGATTGCTTTCGGCATTCTTACTCGCATATCCTGCTGCAACACATAGGTATCAAGATAAATGCATGAATCTGTCACGGCGTCTTTCCTCCTTGCCCTTAATTCAGTCTAATTATAAACTGTTTTCAGTCCAGAGTCAAGCCTCTATACCACAACGAGAACAGTTTCTACATTTTAACGATAGCCCTACTCTGTAACGATAGCTTTTCTATCGTTACAGAGTATCATTGAAAAGAGCGAATCCCCCTGGCAAGACCGCTGTTCTGCCTACGCCGCCACAGTGCCGAAAATAGAAAAACCGCCCAGAAACGGCGGATTTGCGGCATTTTTGAGGGTATGGAATTGTATCAATCTCGGCGTGGTTTTGTCAAGCAGGTTGCCCTCCTGAAATCCCATCTGTTCCAATACCTTGTAAATGGCGGTAGATACTTCGGGCGGAGTGTAAAAGGCGGTCAAGGTGCTTTCTCTTGCCGACGCATATTCCTCCGGCGTTAGGATATTTTTCAGCATTGCATATTCGGTATGCCAAGCTCCGGCTCGTTCGTCAAAGGCTTCGGGAATACCGCCCCAACCGACATATCTCGACAAGATTTTCTGCTCATCAGGTGTTGCAAAACGATTTTCGCTTTGACAATCCTTCAAGACCTTAATCGCTGCATAGTTTCTGTGGAAACGCTCTTTCTTGTTCACTTCTTCAACCTGATTATTGGCAAGGTCAAAGTTGTGTCGCTCCGACATAGGAATATCCGGGTGGAGGTCAAAGCTCTTTACCTTTGACTTTTTCTTTTGCTCCCAAGCGGGAACAATCGGTTCAGGCTCTTTGTCGTAACCGTTGCCGATACGAACACCATCGTTATACATTTCCTCATAGCTGTCAAAGCCGTTTTGAGTAGCAACGATTTCTCTGTAATCCTCAATCGGTACATTCCCGATATTTGTTGCTACCATATCAGCTCTTTCAGTGTTTTTAATAAGAGCTTCCATTGTGGCAGAGGTACAGTCGGTCAAATCCGGTGTCCTGTGAAATTCTCGGTCTGCGTCCTCAAACCATTCAGTACCCACATCGGCAAGCTCCTGATTTGCAATACTGCCGAGATAATCAAAGAAATCCTCAGCCGAGTCATACTCCCTTGCAGCTTGCTGTATCTCGTCAAAAGAAAGCGTATTTGTAACATACTGACCTCCGGCATTGCTGTCTGGGTTATAGTACATCCAAGTAACGCTTTCATTGTCCTGGTCGATAAAGAAGGCGTCGTCATAACCGGTTTTCGGACTGAAATCCTGTACGGTTTCGGTATTGTTTTGAACTTCATTTTCGCCTGTAACGGCTTTTTCTTCCGCCGGTAATACACTGACCTTCAAGTGGTCGTTCATCGGATTTTCACGCACTTTGCGGTCAAATTCTTCCCTTGAAATCTCCTTGTTGAATAGGGGCATATCGAAGTCATAGAGCATTACACGGTTTTCATCAAAGGACAAAATCTCATACTGCGAAGCTCCGATATATACGCTGTCGCCGAGATGATATTCATACTGTGCTTCCGTTTCGTCCACTTTGTTTTCAGGCTCAGGCGGTGCGGTAGAGAGTATCTCACGGTTTTTTCTCTGCTCTGCAAGCTCGGCTCGCCGTTCTTCCTGCTTTTCAAGCCATTCCGGGTACTTTTCTTTTTCCTTTGGATTTAGGTATCTGTCCATACGGATAAGGTCTCCGATACGCTTTTCCACTTGAGACCAAGAAAGCGTAATGTGCGGCTTGTCACTTCCGATACCCTTTGAAATTGTGATACCTTTTCCGTCGTGCTGTTCGTCAATGCCCGTACCGATGATGACAGGGTAAGAGCCGCCCCAACCGTATTCGTTTTTCAAGAAGTCGGCGTTTTCTTTTGCGGAAAGGCTCTTTTCAAACTGCTCATAGATACGCATTTTGCCCTCGGAAACTCCGCTTCCACGGGTCAGTACAGCGTCTATGATTTCCTGAGAAAAAGTAAAGGCAGAGGTTTTTTGTTCCTCTGCCTGATTGCCCATTATGAGAGTCAACTGACCGTCCATAGACGGAAGCGGCTTCATTGTATCGGTCAATTCTCCCAAAAGTCTCATTGCTTCAAAATGCTGTGCGATAACGCCCCAGTCATAGAAGCTCTGAGCGGTTCTGTTTTCGTATTCGCCCTCCCACAAGTGGAGGACATTCTGAAATGTTTTGTATCCAACAAGCCTGCCGTCGTTTAAGGTAAGCCGGGTGTAATCGTTGTTGAAAATACCCTTGATATATTCGGTACGGGTCGCATTGTCCGTATTTCTCTCATAGAAGTCTTTGATTTCTTCCTTTGAAGCGGACAAATGCGGGGTAGTGCCGAGTATTTCTCGGATAGTATCGTCACCACCGAAAAACGGCAGGCTCTTGTCCTCGTGGTTTCTGTCGTAATACTCTAAGCGAATATTACCTGATTCTTCACGATTTCCTGTGCCGAGTTCCTGATGTTGTTCATCAGGCGAACCCACTTCATCATATCTTCCGCTTTCATCTGCTCCGTCAGCCCGGCTTTCTGTGCCATCTGCTTCACGAGAGTTTCCTCCAGTTCGCTCGCTCTCTGCTGAACCTCCGCCAAGTAACTGTTCAGAATCCCTTTCGTCAGAAGATTGTAGTACAGGATTTTGTGATGTTCCTTCAGATAAGTTCTCCTCATCTGCGACCATCTGCCGAGAGTCACTTCCGTCTGCTCCGGCAGCTTCAGGTTCGGAAGATTGTAATCTCCCACCATCGTGTATGTGATTTCGCTCATCGCTTTGACTCCTTTCGTCTTTGATGTCTTTATTGTATTCGGATTGCCCCTGTTCATCAATTATGCGATTTTCCTTACTGAGCGTGCTGATTGTTCTGCTGACAGGAAGCAACGCCATTTCAGCAATGTCGCTTGTAGCAATACCCACCGCATTGAGAACTTCCTGTGAATTGAAGCTTGAAATCCCGACAAAGTCATCGGGAGAATAAACCTTGTCTGCGTCCAGTCCCAATCGTGCCATAACCATATATGATACGCTGTTTCTGACAAGCTCCAAATACAAGGCATTTGCTTCGTCGGCAGACAAATACTCAATATCGCTTCCTGCACCCAAACTCATAAAGTCGGAGATATAGTCTGCGATGTTGTCCTCGACGGCATTGGCAATGCTCTCTTTGACGACATTTTCAATACTCGTTGTATCGTTTACCGCACCGAAAGTGTTTTCAAGCGTTTCGATAACCTCTGCTTCATAATCGGGTCTCATCTCCCAAATAGGAACAGTGCGGGAATGTCGGCTTTCGTGGGTGTCCGATATATCAAAGTAATGAATCAGCCTTTGACGGCTTCTGTCTGCGTCCTCAAATACGGCAATACCCTTTGCTCCTCGGTTTACCCAACGACCGAAAGTACCGTTCCATCGTTCGATTTCAAGCACGGCTGTTGCATCGGGTCTTTGGGCATAAATGAGAAGCTGTTCATCAAATCGGAGCCTGAAATTCCTGCCTGCTGTTTTCAGAAACGATTGCCAGTTTACCGGATTGTCTGTAACTGCAAAACAGGTTCTTTCGTATAGCTCCGAAATCAGGTCAAATTTCCTTGCCACCTCGTCTGCACCTCCTTATCGTGTTTTTTCTTTGTCCATTGCGTATTTCGTGTTTTCTTTTGCGGCTGGTTCTACGGTATGACCGTTTCTCTCGCAAAGCTCGGCAAATTCGCAGATATGGTAGAGATTTGTGCCGACCTCCAAATGGTAGTCGTCGATATATCTGCAAGTTCTCTCCATTGTTTTGCCGTCGCCGAGCTTGATTGAGATTTTTTCTCCGTCCGCAATGCGAAACTGCTCCTGATAGTGCGGGTCAATAAATCGGATACCACGCTCGGCATTTTTCAAGTGGTTGTTCAGCCACTCTTTCTGATAGCAATAGCAGTACAGATTGTACTCGCCCCTGTTGGGGTTAAACCTCATAAGATAGCTGTACTTTTCCGTATCAAGACGAATGCCGTAGTGGTTGCGGTCATCATTGAAGGAACTGTCGGGAGTGGAATAACAGAAAGAGGACATAGCCTTTCTGCCGGACAAAACATCGCCGTCACGCAATCCGTTTATCACATCGTCAAATTCAGCCTTAAATTCATCGGTTTTCAGGTCTTTTCTGAAATCGTTCCAAGTCGTCCAAAACTCGTTCCCGGTAGAACCGAAGTCGGCTCGCAAATATCCGATAAGACCGGTCTGCATAGAGAGCTGCTGACTTTGGCTGAAGGTGTATTTACGCTCTGCTTCGGTCAATACTCTGTAATCCATTTTCATCACCTCGCTTGTTCGTTTGGTTGTCTTTGCTTTGGAATAGAAAAACCATATACGCCGGCAATATCATCGCCGAGTCTTTTGGTAACTCGTGTGATGTCGGCTCTTGTGGCTTTTCCGTTGTAGATTTTATCTTGCAGATTTTCAATCTGCGTATCGGTAACACCGTCTTTGAATACACGGTATAGATAATGGTTTGTTCCGTCGTGATGAACGGCATCGGCTCTAAGGTCGCCGTACTTATCCACATACCATTCGGTGTAATCGATATCGGAGTAAAGGCAGTCCTTAATGTTGCCGGAATCAATCATCTTGTAGCCCGCCACTCTGCCGTTCCATCTGCCGAGGTCGCCGATTACGATAATCGGCTGTGAGAGCTGAATATCAAGATTTACTCGTTCATCATATAGGTTTTCGGCATTGGATTTTACCATAATGTCGTAAAGCTCATCATCGGAATATCCGGGATACAGTTCCTCCAAAGACTCTCGCCAATCATCAAGGTCAAGGCTAATGTCGCTCCAAATGATATGGCGGTCATTCTGTTCCTGCCTGCTCATCAGTGCCACCTCCCAAATAAGAGAACAGCTTATTGGCTTTGGTCTGCTTCTGAAGCTCGATAATCAGGCTCATATCCGGAATAGTGATACCCGGAATTTTCAAAATGCTCTCCATATCGAGCTGCTGCAATTTCTTTTCGGTATTGCAGCCTGCGTCAAACAGTTTCGTCAGAAGCTTTGTTTTCTGCTGAAAAGTGAATTTTTCCTTCATTGCTTTGTCCTCCTTATCGTTCTTTTTCTTTGTTTCGCTTCTTGTGTAAAAGCTCTTGTGCCTTTTCCTTTGCCCACTCAGGCAGACGCTCAGGCTTTACTTCGCCCATTACATCCATTCTTTCATAACGGGTTGATTTGCCGGTGTGAAGATTGGTGCAAAATACGGCACTTCCTCGGCTGTTCGCCGACGCACCAAAACCGCCCGTAACATAGTAGAGTTGTCTGTCGGCTCTCTGAAATTCGGGCTTTAATACCTTGGGGTCAATAGCTATGATTTTGCCGTTGATGTCTTTGGAATAGTGGTCGGGGATACAATCGGCTTCCGTTATGAGCGTGATTGGAATATCCAGTTTTTCGACCTGTTCCTTGAAAAGCTCCGCTTCATTTGCCACACGGCTTCCGAAAAGGTGTACGATTTCAATATAGTCATCGCTTACCATACATTCCGAACACAGTTCAAACAGGTCGTTTCGCTCTGCAAAGCCGCACATATATTTATCGCCGTTTGTGCTTTGCTCATTGGAAGCCAAGATAACTTCCTTTTCGCCCACATTGACCGAGCAAAGAACAGTGTATTCACCGATTTTTCTTTTTTCCTCGTTCATATCCACACCTCAGCTTACTTCAATCACAATTCTGATGTTTCCGCAGTCGCAGCCACTGCACTGCCTTGACAGTTCGGGAAATAGGGATTGCACTCTCTGTCTTGCTCTGCGGATAGTCTCAAAGCACGGCAAGCCGTAGCCTTTATAGTTGTTGACTATATCCTCAAGCGGTAAATCTCCGACTCTCATATAGCTGTATCGGTTGTAATAGCAAAGGATAAGCTGCATATCGTCATACCTCGTTTCGGGGCATTCTCTGAGTATTGCAAGCACCTTGCTGTCAACCGTCTTTTGCTTATTCATAATGCACCTCCGTAAAAGAACCGTGGGCGAAGTTTTCACTCCGCCCACTTTGGTGTTCCTTATTTCTTTCTGTTCTTAATCTGCAAGAAGATAAAGCCGCCGATAATAAAGGCGACCAATACAACTGCTACGATTGTTTTAGCGTCCATTACTCATTGTCCTCCTTCTTCTTTTTTCTGTACGCAACAATGGCTGTGCCTACAATACCGAGGGCAGAAAGTCCCGCAAGTGCAGTCCACAAGCCAACATTGCTGTTATCTCCGGTCTTTGGTGTATCTCTCAACTCATTGTGCATTTCCACAACGGTAGTAGAGCCAACCTTTACGGTTGCAATCTTATCCGCAGGAAGCACATAGGAAGCAGAAACAGTATCCTGAACCTCGGAAATGGTGTAATCTCCGATACGAAGTCCCTCGATAACGATTTCGCCGTTCTTATCGGTCGTGAAGCTGCGGTCATAACCGTTTACTCCCGTAACTCTGAAAGTGAAGCCTTCAACCTTACCGTCAGAGGAAGTCTTAACGATTTTCAGGTTTCCTTTCATAGCCGTGTTAATGAAGCCGACGCCGACTTTGTTTTCTACCTCGTAGGTGGTTTCATCCTTTTCAATGAAAACAGAGTACACACCCTTATCAAGCTCAAAGCCTTCCGGTGCTTTGGTTTCTCTTACAAGGTATTTTCCGTAAAGAAGCTCCTTCATCTCGTAAATACCCGTAGTTGTTTCAGTAAGTGTACCGATAAGCTCGTCGCCGTCGTCCAGTTTACCGTCGCCGTTCACATCTTTGTAAACCTCAAAGGTTGCACCCGTCAGCTTGTTGTCCGGGTAATCTTCATCGACCTTAGTCAACTTGATATTGCCGTGAACATACTCATTGATGATTTCAACCTCAATAACCTGACCGACCTCGGAAATTTTAACTTCATAAGAAGTTTCATCAAGCACGAAGCCCTCCGGCTGCTTGATTTCTCTTACAAGCCAGTTGCCATACGGTACTTTCTCAAAAGAAAAGCTACCGTCTTTTTCAGAGGTAGCAGTCATCAAAGCATTTTCTTTTACAAATTCGGTTTCTTCAGCCTTAAACAGTCCGATAACCGCACCGCCGAGTTCTTCGCCGTTCTCGGTAATCTTCTTACCGGAGACAGAACCGTAGATGAGCTTGTTTTCAATCGGCTTGCCGTCATTGACTGCAATCTCAACAGTTTCGGTATCCTGTCCCGCATAACTGAAAGTAAACGGATATTTGCTGTCGGAAAGGATATAATGCTCATCGGCGGCAAGCTCCTTTACATAGTAGCTTCCGAAAGGAAGGTCGGTTTTGATAACAGCCTTGCCGTTCTCGGAAAGAGAGATAATCTCAATCAGACCGTCTGCCGGGATAGAAGTACCGCTTGCAGAAACAAGTTCCTCGGCGGCAAAAAGTCCGAAGCTGATGTTCTTCACTTCATCGCCGTTGCCGATATTGAAAATGTCGTTCTTTTCGATAGCCTTTTCAAGACTAACCGTAACCTTTTGTCTCTCGTTTACAAAGCTGGTTGCGGTTTCGGTCACGGCGACTTCCTGACCTGCGTAGGTAAGCTCGACCTCGTGTGCTTCCTTGTTGATAACCATACCCTCCGGTGCGGTAATTTCAACTACCGTATATCTGCCGAGGTAAAGCTCCTTACTCTTAGCAAGTCCGTTTTCATCTGTGGTAACAGTATCTACGACCTCGCCATTTGCATAACGGAGTGTACCGTCAGGAGTGATAATATCTTCTGCTGCGGCAATCTCATAAACCGCACCCGCAAGACCTTTCACTTCATAGACAGGCTGATAAATCACATCGGCATTTTCCTCTCCGGAGATATTTACCCCTGAGAATACCTCGCCGGTCTTTTCAATGCTGACAGTACCTTTCTGTGCCATATTAGGCTTATCGACCTTAATCACGGTAATACCACCCTCATCGGAAGAATGTTCCTCTGCCACATCAAAGTACACCGGTGTGCTGTCAAGCACATATCCGTAAGGAGCCTGAACCTCAACAAGAGAATATCCCTTGCCGTATTCCAGTTTCTCCGGTGTAACAAGCTGTCCGTTTGCATCGGTGTAGAAAGTATCAATCGTTGTCGGAGTAGGATAGGTAAAGGTCATTATTACCTGATTGCCGTTAGGGTCAAAGATTTTGAAGCCTGCACCGGCATACGGAATGTTTTTACCGCTTTCTGCGTCCACTTTGACAACCTTGATATAGCTTTCAAAGTTTGCGTTGTTAATAAGATAGCGGTAGGTCTGACCGTCCTGTGCAATGAACACATCAAAGTCTTTCATAAGCTCACGACCTTCCCAGCCGGAGGTCTGATGAACGGTATATACACCATACGGCATATCCTTTGTCTGACCGAAGCCGTTTTCATCACAGACGATAACATCTCTTTCATCTTCTTCTGCTGAGTCAAAGCTGCCGGAAGATTTGAGATAGATTTCAAAGGTTGCACCGTTTTCAGGTGTTTCAATCTGAGTTTCGCCATTATCGGTATGCTTGATGATAGCGATATTACCTTTCATAACCTGTTCGGTAACATCATTTGCCGTCTGATTGTGTTCCACCGTATAAAGCTGCGGTTCAGCACCGACCTTGTGAACAGTCGTATCAAGCAGATAGCCCTCGGACGGAGTGATTTCACGGATTGTCCAGTCGTCATCACAGATATATTCCTTTGTGGTAAACTGACCGTTCTTATCCGTTACATACTTGTCCACAAGGGTTTCGCCTTTATAGATACCGTAAACTGCTCCGGCAAGGGTGGCGTCGCCCTGCGGTGTTCCTTCCTCACGGTCACTTTTTGTTACGGTCACGCTGAACTTTTTGAGAATGTTCGAGAAATTGCGGGTTGTAACATCTTTCCAGTTAATCGGTGCGGTCTGATTTGCAGGCACAACATAACGGATAGCCGTATCCACTTCTTCAACAGTGTACGGGGTAGTACCGCTGATAAGCACATCATTGAAAGAAGCAACACCATTCTTATCTGTTACGGCATATTCATCTACGACAATGCCTGAAAGAGAAGTGCCGTAAAGGTGGAAGGTAACGCCCTCAACAAGATTATCTTCCGAAGATTTGATGACCTGAAGATTACCTCTCTTGAGAACATTATTGAAGTTGACCTTTGACACCTGACCGGCAACAACAGTTACTCTGTGAACCTCCTGCGGTACATATTTGTCAATAGACTGCTCTGTTACCGTGTAAACACCGGGCATAAGGTTATCCAGTTGGAACTTACCGCCGTTTGCGGTTGTGACAGTCTGATTGACGCCGTTACCGCTGATTGTAAACTGAATGCCGTCAACCTTTCCGTCCTCACTTGTCTTTACAATCTGACAAGAGCCATAGCTGACCTTCATTTTGACAAAGCCGCTGACAGGGTCGCTGACCTCCTGAGCATAAGTGACCACATCCTGAATGCCGTTGCCATTCTGATGGATACCGTCAGACCATACAACTACACCTCTGCGTACGCCGTTCTTTTTTGCGGCTGTGATGGTAAATTCCTTGCTCGGAGCTTTATCCATTGATACAGTCAACTTGTTTCCGCTGACGGAGAACGAAACGCCGTCAATATTTGCCGAGAAGTTGTAATTACCAAGCACGCCGTTTGTGTCGGTGAGTGTAGCAACATACTTGCTTCCGTTCCATTCAAGCTCGTTTACCTTTGCAGAACCGCTTGACCTTGTACAGAAGCTCGGCACTTTGGTGTGATTCTGTACGCTTGTTACCATACTGTTGTAGTATGACAAGATTTTACTGCGGAGTGGGTGTGCTGAGCTTACACATTCAAGCACAGCATTGTACCCACCGGTAGAAACGTGATTGAAGCTTGCGTCTCTTTCGCCGACAATCGTTTCCCAAATCAAAATCTGAGTGGCATAAGCGTGTGCGATGCAGTTTGCGTCGCTCTCATTCTGAGACTTCCAGCTTGTCGAAATACCTCCACGATAGCCGTACTGCAAGATACGACCGATAAGCAAGCGAATATCATCGCCGGAAATCGTACCGTTCGGGCTGATGTTGTTAAAGAAGTTTTCGTCCTTTTCAGTCAGGGTATCGCCAGTCCGCTGACCTGTACCCGGCTCGATACAGTAGGCGATATTGCCCGAATACGAACCCATTGCACGAAGTCCCGTATATCTTGTGGACAGACCTTTCCAACCATTCATATAGTTGAGATTGCCGTGTCCCCATTCGCCGTTGTTATTGGTATCTCCGCTTCGGGGATAATCGACGAGGTACACATCAGCTTTTTCTCCTACGGCTGCAAAGGCTGTCGTTGCCCCAATGCCCATAAAAGCAGTAAGGCTCATAACCGCCGCCAACATAAGCGAGACGGCTTTCTTGAATTTTGTTTTAACCAT